GTCCAGCCAGCCGCACGTGGAGGCGTGGGAGTCCAGCCAGCCGCACGTGGTGGCGAGGGGGTCCAGCCAGCCGCACGTGGAGGCGTGGGAGTCCAGCCAGCCGCACGTGGAGGCGTGGGGGTCCAGCCAGCCGCACGTGGAGGCGAGGGGGTCCAGCCAGCCGCACGTGGAGGCGAGGGGAACAGTACAACTCTCCGTGCGCGGAGCGGTCGCCGTCGTTGCCTCTGCGATGGTTGCGATCTGCGTGCTCGGCGGGAATCCGACGATAGATGGCGGCGGATTCGTCACGCGCGTCGATCGAAGCACGCCCGAGAAGTGGTGCGAATACTACGGCATCGAGATGGCGGACGGATACGCGCTGCTATACAAGGCCGTGCGCGACGATTACCTGTCGCGATACAAAATGTCGTACGCACCCGGGACATGCCCGGAGGCTCCGGACTGGGACGGACCGGCGCGTGAGTGCGGTGGCGGGCTGCACTTCTCGCCGTGCGTTGCTATGGCGCGAGCGTTCGACGACGAGGCGACACGGTATCTGGCGTGTCCGGTGTTGCTCGCTGAGATGGTCGTGCACCCTGACGGCAACTATCCCGAGAAGTGCAAGGCGAAGCGGGTGGCGCTGCCGTGTTGGGAGGTGGACGAGGACGGGACGGCCGTGGCGGACGCGGTCGTGAACTGGCCGCCGAAGGAGAGATAGGAGGATGACGATGCGGATCAAAGTTGGCGACTGCGTGTGCTTCGACGGCAGCGACTGGAAGGTCGCGGAGTTCGTGGCGGAGGTGCCGGGGACGCCGCGGATGCAGTTCGCGGTGCTCGTGGAGCTGGTACGGCTGGACCGCATGACCTATCGGACGGTGACCGTTCCGGTCGGCCTACTCGAACGCCTTGAGGCGCTGGAGGAGGAGGCGGTGGCGGCGGAGGAGACGTGCGAGCGGTTTCGGGTGGCCATGACGCTTGCCTACGGGCACGTGGGGGTGGCGGACGTGCAGTCCGTGCCGTCCGACGACGCGATCATCATGGGGCACGTGCGAGCGGCAGCGAAGATGCTGAAGGAGGCGCTCCTCCACAAAAAGGAGACGCCATGACGGTTGGAGAACTGCGGAAGTTGTTGGACGGCCTCGCGGACGAGACGCCCGTTGTGATCGCGACCTATGACGAGGACGGTCGCTGTGACTACGAGTACGAATCGGCGAGCGCGGAACCGATGACGGCGATCCGACTGCACCGGCGCAAGCGGGATTACGGGGACGAGTGGGTGTCGGACAGCGAGGCGAACCTGGTGCAGCGGGCGCAGCAGCCGCGCAGACGCGAGCAGGTGCTGCTTGTGGGGTGACACCGAGGGAGGATCCATGAAGTTGCGTTGCATCGAGTGCGGAGCGTTTGTATCCACGGACCTGCCGAAGGGCACCGTGGTCCGCGGCACGACGACGTGTCCCGAGTGCGAGGAGCGGCACTCGGAGCTTGCGGCCGTGAAGGCGATCGTGATCCCGTTGGGGGATCTGTGCGTGGTGCCGCGGCGGACCGTGCGCAGCGACCTGCTGATCCGTCCGCTGTGCGAGGTGCCGGGTGGGGTGGTATGCCGCGCCGGGATGAACGCGCAGGGGGCCGTGTTCGCGATCCTGTCGGACGGGGGCAAGCTGGGGCTCAAGCCGGGCGAGTTCGACTTCGTGTGCCCCTTCGCGGCGCGCGCGGAGACGCTGCTGCCGTGCGAGGACGAGCGGATCCCGGGGCACGGGTGGCGGGTCGTGGGCACGCTGGGGCGGGTGACGGTGGACGGGGTCGATCGGCAGATCGCGCGGGTCGCCGTCGGGGCGCAGGGCTGGCGGCTGGAGCTGGAGGAGGACTGACATGGAGTACCGAAGTTCGCGGTCCGCGTGTACGTCGCTGCGGTGCGACGGGATGCCGGGTGGGGTCCGGTGCGCGAACCGGTTTCACCCGCGGCGGGGCGTGACAAACACGGGGGTGGAGACGAGGCGCAAGGCATACCGGCAGGGGTGGATCGCGGGGCTGGAGGCGGGCGCGATCCCGCGCGACTTCTGCTGCCGCGAGTGTCAGTCATCGGTTACGGATGGGGGGGGGATGATCATGGATCCGAACGCGATGTTGGCGGAGCTGCGGGAGAAAATAAAGGAGGGGCGCGCTCGCGCCCCATTTAGCGAAGATGGGTGGGCGTGGAATGAGATCGTCGATGCGTTTCAAGCCATCGACGGCTTTCTGTCCGCGGGCGGCTGCCTGCCGGAGGACTGGGCGCGATGAGCAAGAGACCGATCGCGTGGGTGGAAGATCACGGAGTGGCCGAGTCACGTCACGGAGGAGTTCGGGATCAGGAACTGGAAGCGTTGGGTGCGCGGCACTTCGAGGGTCGCTGGCAGGGTGATGCGATGGCGCTGGCGCATGCGGCGTGGGAGGCGGGCTGGGACTCGGCTGTCTTGGCCGCGATTGAGTGGTTGCAGGATCCGGAGAGGTTGAACCGCGCGCAGGAGAAGCTGCGTGAGATGTTCAAAGTCGGAGGAGTGCAGTTCGCGAAAGAGACAGGTTACGCAATCTACGGAACGTTGGCGCGTCAGATCGTGCAGGCGGCCGACGGAGGGGCGAATGATGGAGAGGTGGCCTGAACTGTTTGCGTTGGGGCTGCTGCTGGCGATCGTCGCGGTGGCTGTGCTGTCGTTTGCCAATGGAAAGGTCGTGCCCGTGGAGCCGTGCCGGTGCGTGTGCGCGTCGTGTCCGGCGCCAGCCGCGTCGGATCCGGTGGATGCGGGGGTGGGGCAGCGGCAGTCGGACTCCGCGATGGAGAAGCGGGCGAGGTAGCGCACGCGCGTGCGCGGGGAGACGGCGATGAGGGCGCGGCGGCTGAAGCAGATCGCTGACTGGATCAACGCGAACCTAGCGGACGCGGGCTACCGTGCGGAGGTCGTTCTCGGCTACTGCTCCACGGACACGCACATCGCGGGGACGCGGTTCCGCAGGCCGGGGCAGGGGCGGCATGGGTACCGGTTGTTCGTGTACCGGCACGCGGACGGGGATCCGACGTTCCGGACGCTGAACGCGCGGGGATCGTGGCCGCGAGAGGGGGAGCACGTCGTGCTGGATCACAATGCGGCGGAGACGTACCGGTGCAACCAGGAGGTTGAGGACTGGCTGGCTCGCGAACTGCGCGATCTTGGGAGGGCTCCGTGAGGGCGCGAGACGTGGTCGGGCGACGGATCATCGGTGTTCGGCAGACACGAATTCGGGACAAGTGCGCCAAGATCGTGATGCACATCGATGCGCTTGTTCTGGACAACGGTGACGAGATCCACTTCAACGTCGCGGAGCTTGGTTGGGATTACGCCGTGGAATCGTGGATCAAGAGACGGGAGCTGTAGCATGGCAGCGACGCGCATCGAGTGGTGTAACGAGGTCAGCAATTCATTCACCGGCTGCAAGGGCCCGAGCGGGGTGCCGTGCGGTTTCTGCTATGCACGGCGCATGGCGCACCGGCTGGCGGGGGCGCCCGGGACGGTGTACGGGCGCGTGCGGGCGGCGTGCGGGGACGAGTTCGCGCCCGCGTTCCACGCGGACGTGTGGGAGCGCGCGGTGGAGCGGTACGGGCGCCGGAAGAAGCCGCGCCGCATCTTCGTGACCAGCATGGGGGACGTGTGCTTCGAGGGCACGGCGGCCTACTTCGACCGTCTGGGGAAGCGGGGCGCGGAGGTGCGCACGCGCGAGGTGCAGGAGTTGACGGCGGAATTCGCCGAACGGTGCCCGCAGCACACGGCGCTGGTGCTGACGAAGCGGCCCGACCTGCTGGATCGGACAGTGGCGTGGCCGTCAAACGTGCACTTGGGCGTGAGCCTGTCGCGCAGTACCGACGCGGGGCGGGTGGACGCGCTGCACAGCTGGTACGGAGCGCAGGCGGCGTACAACGGGATCGGCGCTGACGGGCAGGCGCGGGGGCCCGGCCTGCTCTGGGCCAGCGTGGAGCCGCTGCTGGACACGTACTTCGATCCGGAGTGCTTGGCGGGGTTGGGTTGGGTGGTGGTGGGGTTCCAGACGGGGCCGCACCTGGACCCGCACTACCCGATCCACGCGGTGCGATGCATCCGGGACTGGTGCGCGGACAACAAGGTGCCGCTGTTCTGCAAGGACTCGATCGGGAAGGTGATGCCCGGCTCGTGGGCGTGCTGTTCCGGGGACGCGGGCGCGGAGTGCGCGCCCATTGAAGAGTGCGAAGGAGGGGAGAGATGACAAGCAATACCGTACTGGCTGCAACACACAACATAGCGGAACTTCTCTCTCGCATCTCCGCGCTCGAATCCGCGCTCAAACAGGCGCAGGAAGACGCGAGCCGGATGCGGTTCACACTTGGCGCGCTCTTGATGTCGGGAAAACTCGACGACGTGACAGCGAAGGAAGTTCGAGAACCCGGTGAACAACTGAAGGCGAAGATGGACGAACTCGAATCCGCGCTCGCGGAGAGGGAGCGGGAGATCGAGAGGCTGCGGGAGCGGCTGCAAACCGCTGTTGGCGATTGGGGCGTCGCCGTTACGGACAGGATGGAGGCGCTCAAACTGGCCGAAGATGCACTCGCGGTGGCGCGGGAGCGAGAATGCAAGCGGTACGACTGCCCGTATTGGGGCGCAGAAATCCTGCGCCTACGTTCCGATATTGCAGCGGCGAGGGAGGCGATAAAGAACCTCCAAGCGACGTGCGACGAGTACGAGATTCGACTTGGTCGGGACATGGACGGAAGACCGCCGATTGACGAACCTGAAGTCCCACTACTCGTTGCCGCGCTCGCGGCGGCGCGGGAGGAAAACGAGAGGCTGCGGGATGCGCTAGAGTCGAACGGTGGCGCGTGGAAGTTCTGCATCACTGGGCATTGTGAGAAAGAGATTTGTCCACAAGGTCCGGAGTTTGTTTGTCTATGTCGAGATCCGGCGGATGGATCGTGCGACCTTGCCGAATACTGGCGACAGCACTACGACGAACTCTCCTCCCTCCGCGCGCAGCTCGCCGCCGCAGAGGAGAAGATCCCGACGCTTGAAAAGGCCAACATGGGCGAGTTCATGGGACACCCGTTTTCGTACTGGCTCGCGCTCGATGACCTCGCGGCGCGCGACATGCTCCACCACGGGGACGTTGTCGGAGAGGCTCCGCGCAACGATGGCCTTGGTTCGATGCTCGCCGCCGCTCGCGCGGACGCCGTGAGAGAGTTCGCGGAGTGGCTGTCAACGCGGGGTCATTCTATCGCTGGCAGGAGCGATGTATACTTGGAGAGTCCCATCCACACCGTCGCCCGCTACCTATCCTCGCGCGGCGTCCCCAGCGCCCGGCCGGATGACGCGGGAAGAATAAAACGTGCTGCACAGGTGATAGCCGACCGCATCGGTTTTTCCCCCGACAATGTGTACGACGTTGCGCGCGATGCGCTCGCCGCCGCAGACGTGGCCGAGCGAGGTGGACAATGACACAAAAATTCACGCCCGAGCAAAACCGCGAATTCAACGCGCTCATGCGGGGCATCGAGCAAATGCTCGAAATCTGGAAGGAGTCGCAACTTCCGACGAAAAAAACGGCACGTTCGCGGAAAAACAAACCTGCTACGGCTGGGAAAAAGAGGGGACGATGAGCGACATCAACCCGAGGATCGTGGACGGGAAGCCGGTGTTTTCGGGTGATGCAAGTCGCCCATTTTGGAATGCAATCAGACGTGTCAAGGGACTGAAAACACACGCCGTTTTGTACAGCTACGGATGCAAAGCACAAGAGATGGAATCGGAAAACACGAAACTCCGCCGCCAGCGCGACGAGGCCCGCCGGGAGTTGTGCGAGATCGGAGCGTCGTACAATTGCAAGATTGATGGATGTTTCGTAACGCCGCTCGAATACGCGATGGACCGTGAGTGGGGGTACCTGTACGCGGACGCACGCGCGTGCGCGAAGGGAGGCGAGGGATGAGCGCGGTAACGTGGGACGGGAAATGCACGCGGTGTGGATTGCAGACGACCACCGGAGGCTGTTTCAACCCGACGTGTCCCAATTACAGTGGGTGCACCACTCACGGGCAGACGGTCATGCAGGCCGCGCCGCCGAGGTGGAGCACGACGCCTCCGACGGAGCCGGGGCCGCGTTGGGCTAAGAAGAACGAGGATAGTGAACCAGAGATTGCAGACGTCGTTGCAGACGACGACGGTTGGTTTGTCATGCGGACAGGCGAATCTTGTGCGTTCGGTGTGCATGAGTTCGCCCTTTGGTGGCCCGTGCCGATCCCCGAGCCGCCGAGAGAGGATGGCGACCGATGAAGACGATCCTGATGCATGTGTCGGACGAGTTCTACGCGGCCTTGCACGAGGTGGCGGACGGTGTAACGCAGGTTGACGGCATGGGGTTCGTCATCGACGGCGTGCGCGAGGAGCCGATGTTCAGCGAGGCGGAGGGGGAGGACATCGCGGTCATGGTCTGCAACTTGGCCTGCGCCAAGTGGGCGTTCGTGACGCAGGGGACCGACGCGCATCGAACCATTCGGGCGTGCGATCAGGCTACGTCGTCACGGTTCAAGGGGGGCGCCCCGAACAGCTGCCCGAAGTGCCACGAGGAGCTGTGCACGTGGATCGCGCGCTGCCCGGCCTGTGGCGGCGAGGTGGGCCAGGTGGCGGCCACGTCCTACTACGAGCACCTGGAGAGCGTCATCGCGGATCTGAAGGTGAGGCTGGATCTGGAAGAAAGGGAGCGGAAGTGATCGCGATCTCGTCATGTCTTCTCGGTGCGATCCTGACGTTCGGGTTCGTGTGGGCAGCGTCGGGGATGTGGTCGTTCGTGGAGGACCTAGACAACAAGGGGCGCGTCGCGATCATCGTCTTGCTGGCGGTGGAGCTGTTCGTGACGTGGATGCTGATCGGGCGTGTCAACGGGTGGTAGGAGGGCAGGATGGTTGAGGAGAGGTTCTGCGTGGACTGCGGGAAGTCGAGTCGCGCGTGGATCGGCGCCATCGAAGCGAAGGACGGCGGCGTGTGCGGGGACTGCGCAAGGACACGGTGCGACGCGGTTGGCGAACTGGCGAAGCGTCTGCGCGAGTGGCGCAGGGCCGAGCGCGTTGCGGTAATCGCGATGGTCTGGTTGGCCGGAAAGTTGTCGAAGAAGGGGAAACTGTCGACGGCCTGGTTGAAGGAGGCGTTCGAGATCGCCGAGAAGGCTGCGGACAAGGAGATGAAAGATGAAATCGAACAAGGAAGATAGGTACGAGCGGGAGCGGAGCCGCGCGCGCTGGGTGGGTCACATCCTGACTGGGGTGAGCACGCTCGGCCTCATGGGCATCTACACGTACATGCTGCTGGTCATCGCGGACAAGCAGGACCGGATCGAGGCGCTGGAGCGGGGCTGCCCGAATCCGGTGGTCGAGATGGAGGAGTACCGGGGCGTCGTGCACGCGCTGGACAGGTGCTACCAGCGGCTGGACGAGGAGCAGCAGAACGTGCTGGGCATGCGGTCCGAACTGGACCACTGTGGCTACGTCGAGCGGATCACGCATCTGGAGCACCCGGACGCGGAGATCAACTGCCAAGGGCTGCTGAACAGGGCCTTGCAGGACGTCTGGTTCGACGCCGAGAGTGCGCTGTACGACTGCTACGAGGTCAAGCGCAACGAGTGCTGGTGTCCGTTCGAAGAGGAAGATCCGTGATGGGCGAGGTAAAGTTCCAGACGCTGGAGGAGGCGGTGGCGGCGGCGCGGGCGCGGCGCTCGAAGCAGGTGGACTGGTACGAGTTCATCGACGTCGAGACGGGCCTGTGCGCGCTGTGCGGCAACACCGGGATCCTGCGCGTGGAGTCGCTCAACCCGATGCGCACGCTGCGCCTTGGGTACGAGGGGCCGTGCGTGTGTCCAAACGGGCGATCGATCAAGAAGGGAGTAACGTCGGCGGCGAGGACGTGGAGCGGTAAGCCATGAAGATCACGAAGTGGATCACGGTGGAGCGGGAGATCGAGGTGGACCTGGACGTGGAGGACCTGCGCAGCCTGGTGCTGGAGGCGGAGTTCGCGGACCAGCGGGTGGAGGTGCTGGTGTCGCGGGCAGTGACCGTGCTGCGCGCGATCCCGATGGAGCGGCTGAACGAGGCGACCCGCCACCTGGTAGCGGTCGCGCTGCGGGACGAGGCGCGGCGGTACGCCACGCGCTTCGATGAGTTGGATCGATGCTGACCGAGGAGCAGTTTCAAGCGGCGGTTTACGAGGCCATCGAGGCCCACCCGGAGTGGGCGCCGGGCCTCATGGAGGCGGCGCGGCAGGGCCTGCTGGAGCGGGTGCGGCGCGATGCGCAGCGGGCCGCCGACATGGAGACGATCGCGATCACGGCCTTGGCGCGGACGCCTGCGCGGAGCCTGCGCCGCGACGACATGACCCTCATCCTCGACAAGCTGCGCGTGCACGAGGGCGGCACCACGTTCCGGTGGGAGCACGTTGTGGACCACCTCCGCAAGGGAGCGGCAGCCGAGGCGGTTCGGAAGCGGAAAAACGGGGCGCGGCGGGAGCGGCCCTTGACAAGGGACGACCCGACGTAGGGACGATGCGAGTTCCGAGGTACGGAACGCTTTTCTCTTGACACGGCATCGGCACGTGCTACAAGGGGAGGGAGCCCGGCGCGAGGCCGGGGAGGAGGCGCGCGGTGAAGCTGGTCTACGTGGCGGGCCCGTACCGGGCGGAGACGGGGCAGGAGCGGCAGCGGAACGTGCTGCGGGCCGCACTGCGCGGCGCCACGGTGGCGAAGCATGGCGGCATGCCGGTGGTGCCGCACTTGCTGACGCGGGGCCTTGAGGGCGCGGCGGCGGAGGAGTTCTGGATCCGGGGAACCATGGCGGTGCTGGGGCGGTGCGACGCGGTGTTCCTCGTGGAGGGGTGGAAGGGGTCGGTCGGCAGCGTGGACGAGGTGGCGGAGGCCGTGCGGATCGGGATCCCGGTGTTCGAGGACGAGCTGGCGTTGGCGCGCTGGCTGCACGGGGAGGTGTAGAGATGGCCAAGAAGTCGAAGTTGCTGAAGGATCTGGAGGCGTTCAACCCGTGCCAGACGTGCGAGACGGCGCGGGAGCGGGACGCGCTGCGCACGCGTGTGCGCGAGCTGGAGGAGCAGCTGGAGGGCGAGCGGCGCATCCACGAGCAGACGGCGGTGCAGGCGGCGGACGAGTCGTGTCGGCAGCGGGCCGAGCGGATCCGGGCCCGCACGCAGCACTACCTGGGCAAGTGGACGGAGGTCGACGCCAACCAGACCTACCGCATCATGCGGCGCATGGCGGTGTACGAGACGGCGGTCAAGAACATCATGGGGCACGTGACGCAGCGCGCCCTGCTGATCTGCCCGCACTGCGGCAAGGTGTGGCAGGTGGAGCGCAGCGCGCTGACGCCGGGCAGCGGGTGGCGGCTGTGCGAGTCGTGCCAGGAGGCTGTGCCGGACCCGTGGGCGGCGGGGGACTGGCTGGCGGAGGGGCGCAACGGGGTCGCGCTGGCGACGAAGGATTCGGCGAAGCGGGGTAAGTAGCGCACGAAATTCTATCGCGGACGGGATGAAAGCGGAAAAATCCCGAGGTGCGAGCAGAAACGAGGATCTTGACACGGCCAGTTGACGCGTTGTGTTTGAAGTAAGTTCGGAACGGACACGGGAGGTGCATTGATGAGGTGGTTGATGGTGCTGGTGCTGGCGGGGTGCGGGGAGGCGGTGTCCACTGGGCCGAAGTGGAACTGGAACTGCGACGGGGACGAGGCCAGCGTGAACGAGGCGGTGCAGGAGTGCCTGCGGTCCATGGCGCTGGCGACGGGGGACGCGCAGGACAGCAGCGCAGGCATCTTCCTCGACAAGTGCGACTGGTACGCGCGCAACCTGTTCTGCGAGCGCGAGGTCGTTTCGGAGACCGTGACGGATCCTGTCGTGGCGCCCGAGTCGCCCGACGAGGCGCTGGCGGCGGAGCTGGCCGCGTGCGAGGCGCGAGAGGAGGCGTTGGAGGAGCTGCGGATGGACCTGGGGCGCTGCCCCGGGTGGAAGACGTTCCGCGATGACTGCCGGGCGTGGGAGACGAACATCGAGATCATCTGCGCGCCGGGGCCGAACCGGGAGTTGTGCGGGCGTGAGGAGCAGGCGGACTACCAGACCCTCACGCAGTACGGCAGCCTGGACGAGGCGTGGGAGGCGACGCGATGAGAGACATCCGTAAAGAAGCGTCGGTTGCTGCCGAGAAGCGCGCGAAAATGATGCAGAAAGAAGCTGGCGGGAGGATGGTTTCCTACAGCCTGTCAGACTTCTCGGACGGGTACGTCGCCGGGTACGAAGCTGCGAAGGCGGAAGCGGTTATGGTTCAATGTGCCAATTGTTTCGGCACTGGCCAAGTCAAAAACAAGAGCGGCGCGTCAGTGCATGTTGTGTGCCCGTTATGCACAGGCACCGGACGGAGGCTCCCATGAGCGAGATCAACCCGCGCATCGTGGATGGAGAGCCGGTGTGCTCGGGGTCGGAGTGCCCGGAGTGTAAATTTTACGGCGGGACCGGGATGGGAACGTATGTTTGCAAGGAAACAGGTGGCGTTGCACCCGTGAACAACTACTGCATCCCCGGCCTCCGTCGCCAGCGCGACGAGGCGATCGATGCCGCCGTGCGGCAGGCGTCCGACCTCGGACGGCAACTCGGCGAGGCGAAGGCACGGGGCGACACGCTGGAGCGGGAGCGCGACGAGGCCAGGCGGTCTGTGATCTGTTACATGCGTACTTCGTGTAGTCAGGACAACGTGAATCGGTTTGTTCAGGAGCGCGGCTGGTCGTACCTGTACGAGGCGGCGCGATGAGCAAGGTCTTTCACAAGGACGTGGGCGTGTTCGATCCCCACTGCCTGGACTGGGACGGGGATCGGTTCGTGGATGACGATGGCCGCGAGGTTCCGTCCGCGTTGGTGGAGCTACTCGGCGATGGGGGAGCGGGACACACGGAGCCGACCGCGCGGTTCGAGGTATGGAAGGACAAGGGCGCCGACGAGGAGGTGTGCGTGGTGTGCGGTAGCCACCAGTTCTACGTGGGCGGCCACGACTGGGAGACCTACACGAAGTGCGTGAGCTGCGGCACCGAGCGGTGCGTGCACAGCGGCTGACGGGGGCGACGATGAGGCGCGGGAAGAAGGACATCACGGTGGGGGATCTGGTGACGGCGGCGGTGCGGCAGGGGCAGAAGCTGGACTTCCGGTTCGTGCCGTTGACGGCGGCGGATCGTCGGAAGGGCGACGCGGAGCGGTACCAGAAGACGTTCGGGCCGGTGCTGGAGGAGTTGGGGCTGCTGGACGAGGAGGGCATGAGGATGACGAAGAGCAAGGCGACGAAGGACGAGCTGCGAAGCAAGCTGTGGGAGGCGCTCCAGGAGGCGGACAAGCTGCGGGAGCGGGTGTGGATGCTGGAGTCGGTTGAAGGCGCGGCGAAGCTGCTGGCGGATCGCTTCGTGGACCACATGAACGCGACGTGCGGGCACCCCGGCGTGGACAACGAGGATGCGACGAAGACTCGGAAGAGCCTTTGCGACTTCCTGTACAGGCTGAGCGATGCGAACAGGATGGCCCTGGTCCTGCAAGACGGTAACGGTGGCACGCATGCGACGGTGGCTGGCGCGCACAGCTCGAACATCGAGGTCGAGTTGAGCTTCGAGGAGATGCTGGAGAGGGTGCAGCGGGAGTTCGCGGATACCATGGTGCGGGACGGGGGCGCGCTGAAGCTGGTGCGGCTGGCGCTGGAGAAGAAGGCATGATGGCAGCGGCGGATCGGCCGAACGGCCTGGAGCTGTCGCTGCGGGGTGAGATCGCGCGGCTGGAGCGCCGTGTGCTGGAGGAGGCGCGTTCGCACGATGCGACGCGGCACCGTCTGAAGTGTAGGGAGCGGGAGCTGGAGCGGCTGCGCGACAACTTCTACAGCAGGCGCGTGGAGGGGGCGACGGAGGAGGAGCGGGCGGTCTTCAACTGGATGATGGTCTACAACCTGAGCCTCGACGAGGCCCAGGGCCTGTGGAGGAAACAGCATGGCGGCTAGGGACGTGCCGGGCCAGTGCAACGCGCACTTCGAGGTCGGGGACGATCACGGCGACAACCTCTGCACCATGAGGTGTGGGCGGGTGGTTGGGCACGGCGGCGATCACATCGATCGGTGGACCTACACGGGTGCGGATGACCAGGCGCACGAGGCCGAGTTCCGGTGGGCGGTGGCTCAGAAGCCATGGGACGCGCCGAGCCCGTGCGAGGGCTGTCCGGAGGTGGAGAGTTGCGACGGGATCGGGGAGTGCACGTGTCCGGAGCGGTTGGATGTGCACGCGCGTGCGCAGGAGGAGTGAGATGAGCGACGAGTTCAAGATCCTGCCGGGGCAGGTGACGCAGCTGACGACGAGAGACGAGCGTACGCCAGCTGAGCGTGAGGCGGATTCGCGGCGCCTGACGCGAAGGTTCCGGCCCGAAGAGATTGCTGCGCACAAGGGAAACTGTAAGACCACGGTGTCGAAGGGCGGCGGACCGGTGGAGACGTGCCTCGAAGTGCCACCCGACTTCTCGGACTGGATGACGCCGCGTGGGATCTGTCAGCAGTGCGGGGAGCGGACCGCGACGGTGGTGTGGGCGCCGGACGGCACGATGGGGGCCATCCACGGGGGCTACCAGTACTGGTGCAACCGGTGCGCGCTGCGGGAGCAGGTGGCGCACGCGCGGGAGTGCGCGAACAAGCTGCCAGGGCTGGAGCGGCAGTTGAGGGAGGAGGAGCGATGACGAAGCGGACGAAGACGGAGAAGGCGTGGACGTGGAAGCAGATCGCGAAACTGCACGGGAAGGCCGCGAAGGAATTCATGAAGACGTACGGAGATCGCGGCGTGGTGGCACTGCTTGCCTCTGGGCACGCCCCGGGCACGTGGAAGGCGGAGTGCCCCTACGCAGGACGCGAGCCGTGCGTGGTTGGGCACAAGGACAAGGGCAAGTGCCCCATGGACGACGGCAGAGAGTGGAGGAAGGGGCGTAACGCCGACCCGTGCTCGCAGGACGCCATGGAGGTCTACGCCCGCATGGTCAAGAAGCTCGGACGGCAGGCGAAGGAGGAGCGATGAACGAGGTGGAGCGCGACAAGGCGAAGCAGGGATCGCCGTGCTACGAGTGCCCGTACTGCCGACGCAAGCGGTGGTGGCAGTTCATCACGGGGTCGCGGTGCGCGCACTCGTCGATGCTGCACCCGGTGTCGGGGGAGGCGTACCAGTCGTGTGAGGATGTTCGTGGGGTCATCGGCGGGAAACTCTCGAACGGTAAACCCCTGACGTGCTTGGGCTACTTCCCCGACGAACACGCGGTGCGGTGGAGCAGGTAGGAGGAGAGATGTCCATGATTGGATCCAAGGAGACAATCGGATTCGAGGAGTTCTTCGCACTCGTGCGATCTGGGCAGGCGAGGTGCGGTCTGTGCGCCATGCACTACGAAACGGACGGATCGGTGTGCGATGAGGGAATTCTGACGGACTCGCCGCATCGGAAGCACAATGGGTTCGGGCGTGTGGATGTTGCGGACGAGATGGTAGGCTACTGTCCGGGCGATCTGGGTCCGATCGAGGCGGAGGTGGCGCTGGCCGACGATCCCAACCCGCAGGTGCAGGCGCTGCTGATGTTCATCCGGACCCTCCGTGCGCAGATCGAGCGGGACGCGGTGGCCCGGTGGGAGCAACAGAGACAAGAGGAGGAGCGATGTCCACGGTGAAGGACGGCAACTACGCGCAGCCGGAGGGGCCGGAGAACGCGACGCCGCCGAGCCAGCGGATCCCGACGGCGCAGCCGCAGGACGTGACGACGGCCAACACGAATGTGGGAGACTCGGAACTGGTCCAGCTGCGGATGCGCGTGAAAGAGCTGCAACGGTTCTGGGATGCGGAGCACCGACTGGCATTGGAGTTGAGTGCGTCGACCGACCTGCACAGCCGCATGATGGAGCGCGCTCGGAAGCTGTGGCAGGAGGCGCACCCGGATAAGGCGGACTGGTGGATCGACGGGGCGAAGAACGTGGTCTGGATGGTGGAGGAGAACGCTAGGCTGCGCATGCGCGTGGCGGAGCTGGAGAGGTTGGAGTGGACGCTGGCGGGTACGCGGTTTGCACGGGCCGAGCTGGAGCAGGAGGTGGCGCGGCTCCAGTGTGAGATCGGCGTGTGCGACCAGCACGGGACGATCAACCAGGTGATCGATACGCACTGCGAGGCATGCTACGAGGAGTACTGCGAAAGGAAGGGCTACAGATGATCCTGATGCAGCCGGTGACGTTCAAGACGTGGGTGCCGTACCAAGGCGTGGCCTACTACGTGATCGAGTGCCCGTTCTGGCTGCCAGACACACTGTCGGCGCAGACGAACTGGTTCAACGAGGCGTGCAGGCAGCACGTGCAGGCGTGGTCGTACCCGACCGTGTGAGGAGAACGGCTGATGGTAGAGTTTACGTTCGTTGCCTCCGTGGGGTGGAAACGGTACCCGGACGGGACCGATGCCGACGTGCCGTTCCTCATGGAGAACCTGACCGACTACGATCCGAACGAGGACCACATCTGCGGCGGGTGCGGTGCGGCGGTGCCGGGAAGGTTCCTGTGCTGCTGTGCCGAGTGCTGGGATGTCCTCGAGCTGCTCGCGCAGGGGAAGAAGGACGAGTACGACAGGCGGTACGAGGAGAGGAGGTCCCGATGAGCTTCATGGTGTTCGTGGAGGGCAAGCAGGCGCCGATGCGGGAGCACGAGACGTTGGAGGAGGCGCGCGTGGAGGCCGAGCGGCTGGCGACGGGCAACGAGGGGCGGCGGGTCCTCGTGCTGAGCGTGGTGGCCGTGCTGGAGCCGATCAGGGGGCATCGGTGGCGGGACGGGGCGCTGCCGGTGCCGGACCTGCCCAAGGTGGATCCGCCCGCGCCGTGGCCGACGCCAGGGAATCCATGGGTCCCGGTGGAGCCGAAGCCATGGGGGACGCCGAAGATGCCGGACGTGGTCTACTACGGGTGCCAGTCGGGCGGGACGACCGACATCGGCACGACGGGTGACGCCTCCTGGTACGGAGAAGGTGGGCCGGAGGAGCAGAAGTGAGCGGGCCGTACTACGATCCACAGACGGGGCACTACGCGATCGACCCGCCAGACGATACAAAGGGTGGGTACGTCGAGCGGATGGAGGCGGAGATGGATCGGCTGCGCACGCGCGTGCGCGAGCAGGACGCCACGATCCTGCGAATAAAGCAGCGCACGGCGCCGCTGCTGACGCTGCTGCTGGCGGAGTTCGAGTACGACGGGCAGGAGAACGTGACGGAGTGCGCGGCGCGGATCCTGCTGGAGCAGCGGGCGGAGATCGCGCGGCTGCGCGAGGGGAGGTAGGGGGTGGGCGCGAAGGGCAAGCGGGGCGATCCGAGCATCGGGAACAAGACGTTGGGGCCGAGCAAGACGGCCATCAAGGAGGCGGAGCCCACCGTGGAGCACGCGTCGAAGTGGATCGATCGGGACGCGCTGGCGCCCTACCTCCAGCGCATCATGGACCTGCCGTGCTGGCCCGACGCCGAGGTGCAGCTCATGGCGGGCATGCCGACGGCCGACGTGGCGCGCTACATCCAGAAGGATCGGGAGGAGGCGAAGTGGTTGACCGCGTGGAGCCTGCGCACCTACCTGGACGCGCTGCGCAACGCGGCGCCGCCCCTGTGGCGCATCGTGATGTTCGGGCCGCAGCGCGGCGAGCAGCTGGCCAAGCGGTTCGGCGCGCGCAACGCCATGCTGCACACGCTGTGGGAGCAGATCGGCGAGCTGGAGGTCAAGGTGCGGCGCGAGCTGGCCCGCGAGGAGTTGACCGGCGTGAATTCCGAGTCCGTGCTAGCCATGTGGGGCACCATGGTGAAGCTCATCGGGCAGGCGCACCAGATCCAGAAGGACCTGGGGCTCATTGTGCCCGAGATGCCGGAGGGGCAGGGCGGGTTCGACGTGGAGTTCGTGCAGAGCGTGCGGGCCCGGGCGGGCGACGCGGCGGCCAAGGCGCTGCTGGATCCGGCGGCGCAGGGGCGGGTGCTGGAGGCGCTGCGGCGCGCCATGCAGGCGGCCGGGCTGCCGGGCAGCGGGCTGGACACGGCGACGGACTACCAGTACCGAGGGGTGTACGGCGAGGCGGAGGAGGCCGGGACCGACGGCGAGGAGGATTGATGGTGAAGCGAACGGAACAGGACTTGACGGCGGCCGCGGTGGAGCAGCTGGCGGATCGGCTCCGGATCCAGTACGGCACGCGCGTGCGCGCCAAGGAGGAGGCGCCCGCCATGCACGCGCTGGCGCACCTGCTGGACGCGCTGGGCGTGCAGGACCACGACGCGTTCCTCACGCAGTACTCCATCACGCTGGGCTACGACGTGTGGCTGTGCTTCCGGCCCGGGACGGACCAGCTGGCACCGATCCAGCAGGTCAAGGCGCTGGGGCACGAGCACGAGCACGTGGTGATCATGCAGGCGGAGGGGGCGGCGGCCTACGGCATGCTGTACGCCACCAGCCCGGCGTGGCGGGCCGTCTGCGAGGCGCGCTGCTACACGGTGGACCTGGAGCTGCACTGGCTGTGGACGCGGGCGACGCGGGGGCGCGGCGTGGTGCAGCGCTACGACATGGCGGCGACGCTGGCCCCGTACGGCTGTCGGGCCGGGGACTGCGTGGCGGCGCAGCGGGTCATCGACAGCGCGGCGCGCGTGCTGCGGCGCGGTGGGGTCGGCACGGAGTTGGCGCAGCGGATCGGGCGCTGGCGCGGGTGGCTGTGAAAGGAGGGCGAGGATGTGTAGCAGAAGTGATCTGGTGACGCGCGTGCTGGCGGTGTTGGGGATCGTGCTGGGCGTGGTCGGCGTGCTGCTGAGCCTCAACGGCTGCGCGGATCTGTGCGCCACGGTGGGCGCCACGCGCTGCGCCGGGGAGGCGCAGGAGGTCTGCGCGGGCGACGGGCGATGGGCCATGGTGCGGGACTGTGCCGACGTCGTGGACACGGTGGGGGGCGCGTGGACGTGCTGCGTCGGCGACGATGCGGGACCCGAGTGCTGGCCCGTGGAGGACTGCCCGCAGTAGGAAAAAAAAGATGTTGACACGGCGTGTGGATGTGTTATAATAGGGGTAGTATGAGAAGAGGTGCGGCACGGGGCCGCGCGAGGAGGAGGTGCCCATGGGATGGTTCGAGGTAGATAAGGGGGGCCTACGGCAGCTGCTGGAGGGGCGCGACAAGGCGTTCATTCTGCGGGAGCTGGTGCAGAACGCATGGGACGAGCCTGACGTGACGCGGTGCGACGTGACGCTGGAGATCGGGCCGGGGCGCGGCATGGCCCGGGTCATCGTGACGGACGATGCGCCCGAAGGGTTCGTGGACATCTCGCACGCGTACACGCTGTTCGCGCACACGCGCAAGCGGGCGAGCGCGGAGCGGCGCGGGCGCTTCAACATGGGGGAGAAGCAGGTGTTGGCGCTCTGCACGGAGGCCCGCATCGTCACGACCACGGGCACGGTCATCTTCAAGGGCAAGGATCGGTCGCGCGGGCGCGAGTGCACGAAGTCGGGGTCGGAATTCCGCGCGCTGATCCCCATGACGCGGACGGAGATCCGGGAGGCGGTGGCCGCTGCGCGGACCTTCATGCCGCCACGGAGCATCCGGTACACCGTCAACGGGGAGGAGATCCTTCCGAGAGAGCCGAACAAGCGGCTGGAAGCCACGCTGACCACGGAGTACGAGGACGGCGAGGGGCGGTACCGGACCACGCGGCGCAAGACGACCATCGAGGTGCACGTGCCCCGCGAGGGTGAGCGCGCGATGATCTTCGAGATGGGGCTGCCCATCGTAGAGACGGGCGATCGCTACCACTACAACATCGGGCAGCGCGTGCCCATGAACATGGACCGCGACAACGTGAGCGCGGCCTTCCTGCGGGACGTGCGCGCCGAGGTGCTGAACGTCATGGTCCACCAGATCGGCGAGGGTGGAATCAGCGACGCCTGGGTGCGCGACGCGATGAGCGACGAGCGGATCGTCCCGGAAGCTGTCCGCAGGGTCGTCAGCACGCGGTGGGGCGACCGGGTAGCGGTGGGAGTGCCCGGCGACACGAAGAGTCGTGAGGAGGCCATCTCGCGCGGCTACCGGGTGGTCACGGGTAGCGAGCTGAGCGAGGCCGAGTGGGACGCGGTGCGGGCGGCCGGGGCCATCGAGTCCACGACGCGGTTGTTCCCGGTGCTGACGGTGGGCGGGTGGCAGTTGAGCGAGGGCGAGATCACGGACGGCATGCGGCGGGTGGAGCGCATGACGAGGTTCATCGGGAAGACGGCGCTGAACGTCGCCGTGAAGGTGCGCTTCACCGAGGCGCCGGAGGCGACGACGTGCGCCGACTACTGCCGGGACGACCACGTGCTGCGGTTCAACGTGGGCGTGCTGGGTCAGGCGTGGTTCGATGGCAGCACGCGCGAGATCGTGAAGCTCATCGTGCACGAGCTGGGGCACGAGGGTGGTGGCCACCTGGAGCGCGGCTACCACGAGTGCCTGTGCGACATCGCGGCGGCGCTGGCATGTCTTCCCCGTTTAGATGTCGTGTTGTGGCAGGCGGAGTAGATGCGTGAGCAGGAAGCAATGGGTGGCGCGGCTGCGGTGCCTGCGGTGCGGGCATCGATGGGAGCAACCACCGGGGCCTGCTTCGCCGTTCTGGATACAGAAGGGGGCGCAAGAGGGCGATCCGCAGAAGTACGCGGACAGGTTCTGTCCGGCGTGCGGGCACCTGTACGCGAAGTGGGAGAACTGGGCCGCGTTCGCGGGGATTGCGGACAGGGAGCGGAAGAAAAATTGACACGGCCACGCTCTGTGTTATAGTGCGAGGCAGGAACGAGCTGCGTGGGGCAGCTGAGAGGTGGGCGATGACAGACGAACGGCACCTGCGGGAGATGCTGGAGGACGCGTTGGGGCGCGTGAAGCGCGAACTGGAGGCGCAGGAGCAGCTCACGGCGCAGTACAAGGCCAAGTGCGAGAGTCTGAAGGCGTGGAAGGAGAGCGCGATCGAGGTCGAGCGCGAGTGGGACGCGCAGGCCATCGCGACGATGCTGGGCGGACGGTTGGGGGACAGCTGTCGCAGGGTCGTGGCGGAGAAAGTGCCGCAGCTGATCGCCCGCGTTGAGTCCGCCGAAGCCGCGCTCGCGGAGAGGGAGCGGGAGTGCGAGCGGCTGCGGGGTGTCATGATAGTGATCGAGGAAGCGTCCGCCAATTGCTCGTGTGAGCATGAGTTGGAATGCGCCGCCTATCGCTTCTCGCACACAATGGCACGACCTGAGTGTGTGAAAAATCATCCGGAGTGGGCGGCACAGTTGGACGCGGCCCGCGCCGTTCTCGCCGCCGCAGACGAGGTGAAGCATGGGTGACACGTTCTGGATGATCGTCACGAGCTGCATCCTGTGCGCGTGGGTCGCCACGGCGGGGATCTGTCTGGAACGAGCCATCAAGCGGTCGACGGCGCTCGTGCGTGCCAGGCTGAGGATCGAAGATCTCGAAGCAGACCTCGAAGAGGTGCTGTCGTACGTCCGCGACGACGCCTACTGCCCGTGCTGCGGGGACAATGGTCCGGAGCATGGTGACGGTTGCGAGCACCGGGACGAGCGCATGGACAAGGCGCGGGCCGTGCTGGCCGACTTCGGCGAGGTGGGATCATGAAGGTGGAGCTGCGCAGCGACGAGAACCCCAGGTGGGCGTGCTGCCGGGCGGCGATCGGGCGGGAGCCGCTCGGTTGGGAGTTCATGATCTGGAACGGGCGTCGTTGGGTAGACTACGCACGTGAGAACGGAATACAGAGACCGGCGCGCATCGGGATCTGCGACGAGGTGTTCCGGATCGGATGGGACAAGGGCAAGACGTCGGCAGAGATCCATGCGGAGTACAACGCGTGGTTGGTTGCGGCGGTGGAGGCTGGCCGGTTCGGAGGGTTGGACTGAGGCGCACGCGCGTGCGTTGGGAGGTGAGGGATGAAAAGCGTGACGGATATGCTTGATGGTCTGTACGGGAAGTCAGAGGGTGGGATGTCGGGAGGGTTCAAGACCGGCGACATCGTGCAGATGAAGAGCGACACGGATCCGGAGTTGTGCTGGCGGCTGGACGAGTTGCTGGGTCCGCAGTCCTTCCACGCGGTCCGGATGGACGGCGTCGGCGGAGGGTGGGTGTATATCGACAACATGCGGCACGTGGATCCGGGGTTCCGGGTCGGGGACATCGTGCGAGCCATGGCGCCAGCTGGCAGCGCCGAGTGGTGTGTTGGTCTGAGCGGACGTGTCACCAGTGTTGGGGAGCAAGAAGTTTGTGTGAACTTCACCCAACCGAACGACGGAATAGAGATTGGAGTTAATTACTGCGGTCGTCTGGAGCGGTTGCAGCTGGTGCGGCGCCGCGTGGTGGCGTCGTGGACTCCGAAGATCGGAGATCGCGTGCGGGTCAAGGACGATGCGAAGTGCGCGGATCTGTTGAAGCGGTGTCGCGGTACGGTTGGGGTCGTCAGTGCGATTTCAGACGGAGTGTACGTCTGTCACTGTGGATACGATGCTCCAAATGCGGTGTTCGAGTCGTGGTGGTGGGCTGTTGACTCGGTAACTCCGGTCAGCGAGGTGCGGGTGTCGGAGGATTCTCGCGGCATGTGCACGATTCGCGCGGTGGGCATGACGGATGCGCAGGTGTACGGGGCGGCGCGCCTGCCGCGTGAGACCTGGAGTGCGGACATCGTGCTGGCGGATGGAAGATCGGTGACGCTGCCGGGGCCGGACCCGACGCGGTGGGAGCTGGTGGAGGAGCGTCCGTGCGCGGAGGTGCGGCAGGCGTGGGCGCGCAGCAACGATCAGGTGGTCATCGCGGATCCGAGCGGGGACGTGATGAAGGGGGAGACGTTTCCGGTACGCCACGACGAGGGGTTGTGCTGGTTGACGGACATGGCGCGCATCGTGAACGAGACGCGGCGCCTGAGCGCCTTCGACGTGCGCTACACCCACGTGACGCGGCTGCGGCATTGGCGGGAGCGCAGGGTGGTGGAGGAGCGCTACAGTGGCTGCGAGAGCATCCTGTCGTGCCTGTGGTGAGGAGGGCGTCGTGAGCAGCGACAACGACAAGAAGAAGCGCAGCGACAAGCGCGCGCTGGACGAGTTGAGTGACGGCATCGAGGAGGTGGAGCCGGTGCAGCGGGTGGTGCCGGTCTGGAAGCCGAAGCTGGGCGACCTCTTCGATCTGAAGAAGGGCACGCGGAAGGAGAATCATGGGAAGGGCACGTGAGCGGGGCACGCGGGAGGAGCGGATCGCGCAGTCGATCGATCGGGACCGGGCGGACAAGGCGGCGCGGGCAGCGGCGGAGCAGGCGCGCTGGGACGCGTTGACGACGGAGCAGCAGGAGGCCGAGGTGGCGGAGCGGCGACGGCGCAAGGAATCGCGGAAGACGATGCTCGCATTGACGGCGATGGTTGCCGCTGCGGCGAGCGAGGAGGTCTAAGATGCGGCACTGGGAGAGCATGGGGGGCGAGCCGATCAGCGGGACGAGGGCGGACGCCAACCGGGAGCTGTGGTTGAAGATCTTTGAGATGTCCATGGTGGTGGGCAGCGAGGACACGCGCGCGTTCCTGAGCGCCTACGGCGAGCGCGCGCAGGCCGCGATCCTGGCGGCGGACGGGATGTGTTGGGAGTGGAACTGCAAGGACTGCCCGCTATCGTACCGCAGCCGGTGGAGCAAGCGGAGTCGGATCGCGTGGGTGGGGGACAGCGAGTCGTGCAGCGCCAAGAAGGCCATGGCGGTGTACGCGCGCATGATCAAGAAGCTGGGCAAGAAGCCGGAGGGAAGATCATGAAGAAGAAGCCGGTGGCGCGGCTGGGCCGTCCGCCCAAGGGCGCCGTGAACGTGGAGAGGCTGCTGAAGAACGGCAAGTGGATCAAGGACGACGGCAAGCCGGGCGTGGCGTTCAGCGGGCAGAGGAAGCTCACAGGGAAAGGGTGCAGCGACATGCCGTTCCCGTTCGCGTGGGCCAACTTCGATATCGAACATGACTGGGACGCGTGCGCGCGAGAAGCGATGAGTTACACCTGCCGTCGGTTCGGGGGAGCGAACGGTGAGCAGTTCGTGGTGCCGAGGAAGCGGAAGAAATAAGTTGACACGGCGCGGAGTCGTGTTACAGTTGGGGTTGCGAGGGGCGCCTGCGAGGGGCGCGCGGAGGTGCGGATGGGACGTGGGCGGCGGCTGGGCCCGCTGAAGAAGGACAGGGGCAAGGTGCTGCGCGGGGACGACGGCCGGTCGTACCGCATCACGCAGATCCTGGCGTGCCTGCGGACCGGGTCGCGTCGGTGCGACGGCATCGTGCACCGCGTCGGGCGGATCAGCTTCAGCGGCAGGGCCTTCGATGTGCTGCCGCGCGCGAAGTTTCAGCACTGCACCTCGAAGTTCTTCCCGGGCGAGGTGCCGTGGGAGGAGCGCACGGTGCAGGCTGGGATGCGCAGCGGGATGACACAGGCCGCTGCGGTGGCGGCGGTGAGGCAGGTGTACGAGGCGGACAAACGAGCCGTGGAGGCCGTTGTGGAGGCGCCCATGGAGGGGCGCGAGGAGGACGGGATGAACGCGACGAAGAAGGTGGTGCGGGCGGTGCGGTTCAACAACGAGAAGAACGGGCCGATGCTGCTGGACGCGGTGCGGGTGCACCAGCGGGACACGGGCAAGAAGCTCATGTTCGACAACTTCTGGCCCAGCTTCGCGCAGTACGCGGAGCAGAGCGCGCTGCTGAAGAAGTACGGGGGCGACGCGAACTGCTGGCGCGGCCGCTACAACAACGCGGCGTACCGGTTCAGCCCCGAGGGCGAGGTGATGCGCCAGCAGGCGGACCGCGTGCGCGCCGTGGCCAAGCAGCAGGGCATCAGAGTGCAGGCCCTCATCGACATCATGGGGGGCAACGCGGGCGCGGCGGACGCGCAGCTCACGGCCACGCGGCCGTGGGAGGACGGCATGCTGGCCGCGCTGGCGGGCGCGTTGAAGGTGGACGTGGCGTACCTGCGGGACGGGACGTCGGTCGCGGCGCGGCAGACCACGCTAGCCGACCTGCGGGGGCCGTCGGAGGAGGCGCAGCGGGCCACGAAGCCGGTCGTGGAGGCGGTGCAGCATGCGCAGGTCCGTGCGAACGCCGACGCGGAGGAGCTGCGGATCCTGCGCAAGATCATCGGTGGCATGGGGCGGCTGGCGGACAACGGGTTCGACATGCCGAACCTCATAGTGCGGGCGGCGGTGCAGCAGGCGCGTGGCGCCGACCCCTTCATCGGCATGGTCGAGGCGCTGGTGAACAACCGGCCGGGTCAGGTGTTGACGGAGGACGGGAGGCGGTAGCGATGGACGGGAAGATGATCGAGGCGGGATCGCGGTGGGCGGAGGTGGAGCGCACGGAGGACGGCCGGGTGATCCTGCGCGGCGACATCGTGTGCTGCGACGTGCCCAACCACAACGGGCGGATCTACCCGCGCGCGGTGATGGAAGCGGCCGTGGTGAAGGCGCAGGAGTCCATCCAGCGGGGATCCTTCTTCGCGGTGATCCCGGACGATCGCTACGGACGCGTTCACTTGGCCGACGTGGCGGGGCGGGTGCGGGCGCTGGCCGTGGGGGAGCGCGTGCGGGGAGACGTCGAGATGCTCGACACGGACCGGGGCAAGAGCATCCGCGTGCTGATGGATGCGGGGAAGCCGGTGCGCCTCTACCTGCGCGGCAGGGGATCGCTCCGGGAGGTGGACGGCGTGCAGGTCGTGCAGGACGACTTTGTGTTCGACGGCGTCGGCATCACGGCGGAGGAGTAGAAGGAGGAGCTGATGGGTGTGGTGCGGGTGAACGTCGGGGATCTGACCGCCGGAGAGTCCATGCAGCGGCTGCGGACGGTGCGCGGGCAGTACCAGGAGCGCTGGTTGATGCAGCACGTGAGCGCGGCCACGGAGGACCTGTTTGTCCCGTACTGGCGGTGCGCGTTCTGCGACGCGCACGTGAAGGCGGATCGCGAGCGCTGCGGCGAGTGCGGGGCCTCGCGGCCGGGGAGGGTGTGATGGCAACGTGGCGCGTGAGCGTGGCCGTGTACCGCGTGGTGGAGCAGGCGGTGGTGGAGGTCGACGTTGGCGAGGGCGTCGGGGGCGGCCTGCTGACGGAGGCAGTGGTGGAGCGGATGGCGCGCGAGGTGGCGTTCAAGAAGGCGGTGGCTGGCGACGTGACGTTTGAGAAGCGGACCGGGGCACCGTTCGTAGTGATGGTGATGGCGGTGGAGTGAAAGGGAGGCGAAGGATGAGTGAAGACCAGATCGTGAAGTTCGATCCCGCGCAGTTCGCGTCGCAGCTCAAGGACAAGATCCGGCTGGACATCGCGCAGTTCCTGCCGGAGGACGAGTGGAAGCGGCTGATCGAGGCGGAGGTGAAGGGCTTCCTGGAGGGGCGGTGGGAGAAGGAAGACTACTATCGAGACCGTCAGAGGTACTACCCCAGCGGGTTGCGTCTCGCGGTGTTGGCCGTCATGGAGGCGGAGACGACGCGGTTCGTGAAGGAGTACATGGGGCAGTACCAGAACTACGGCGGCCAGGTGGCGAACAAGGTGGACGAAGTCATCGCCCAAAACATAGAGGGGCTGGTCCGGGCAGCGCTGGGGCCGTTCTTGCAGCGCGTGTTCAACGGGCAGCTGTAGGGGGATTCATGGACTGCACGGCGTGTAGCAGGGAGGGGACGATCGAGTGCATCGCGTGCTTGCGGGAGCAGCTGGAGAAGGCGGAGCGCGAGATCGAGGAGGTGCGGTCGGCGGTGTGCGCCGACGACACCGAGACGACCGTGGAGGCCGCGCTGCACCTGGCGCAGGCGGCGGAGAAGAAGGGGCAGGAGGTGGCGTTTGCGGCGGCGCTGCGGGTTGGTCCGAACGACATCGTGCTCGTGCGTCCGAACCTAGGAGACCTGCCTCCTCACGTGCAGCGGCACCACATGCGGCGGGTGCGGACGGACCTGCTGGAGCTGCTGGAGCGGGAGGGCGTGCGGCACAGTGGCGTGATCATGCTGGCGCCCGGTTGGGAGCTGTCGGCGGTGTCGCGCGAGCAGCTGCGGGCCCTGCTGGACGGTGCACGCGCGTGCGCGACAGAGGAGGACGCATGAGGCACCGGACGGCAGCTGGGCGGCGGGATCACCACGCGAAGCAGCGGGTGCGCAAGCAGAGGTATCGGGCGTGGGAGGCGGAGTACGCGTCGTTCCTGGAGGGGTTGGGGGCCGATCGTGCGACACGCAAGCAAATGTACCGGTTCAGACACATCGCGCGGCCGATCGTGCGGCGCTGTTTCGACGGCGAGTTGATGCGGGAGATGTTCGGGGTGGAGGTGCGGATCGCGCAGGACGCGATGGTGAGCACGGCGGGCGCGTAGGCCCTGCCGAAGCTGGCCGAGATGGTCGGCGGAGGGGAGACTTGATGGGCTACGAGGCGACGACAGAGGTGACTGCGGAGCAGGTCTTCGCGTGGGCGCAGGAGGACATGGCGGCGCAGCGGAAGGAGCAGGGGGAGTTCCTCTATCTCCGACGCGGGTACTGCGGCCTCCTCCACGTGAGGGAGGATGGCCACGTCGATGCGGCGCAGGACGCGGTGTACTCGCACGGCTACCGGGTGGTCTTCTGGCGGTTCGAGGACGGGCGGCCCCGCGAGGTCTGCGCGGTGGAGAAGGCGGACGCGGCGGAGCGCGCGCACTGGGGCAAGCCTGCGCCGGAACGGAAGCCGGGGCCGTACGTGTGCTCGCGGATGCGGGCCGCACAAGGGGAGGAGCCATGACGCGGCAGGAGGAGCTGGTGTGGGCGGCGGCCTGGGCGCTGGGGCTGCATGAGACGGACAGCGGGTACTCGTTGACGCAGCGGCGGAAGCACGCGCGGGCGAAAGCGGCCATCGCAGTGGGAGCGTTGCGGGAGGAGGCGGACGACCCCATGGTGCGGGAATCGGACGATTGGGCCGAAGAGATGCTGCGCCAGATGGCGGGGGAGCCGAACTGCTTCACCAGGAGACGACCGGATCCGCAGCGGGGGGCCGTTTACATCATGTGTCAGCACCCGCAGGTCGAGGCAGCGGATCACTGCCATCGGTGCGCGGCGTTCGGTGGCTGGCCGGAGGAGGAAAGCGATGGCGCTTCTGATAATGGATGACAAGCCGGTGTCGGTGATACTCGACGAGGCAGTCCTCGTGAGTCGTGTGCTGAAGGAAGCCGGGCACGTCACGATGGCGGGCACCGTTGATGCCGTCGTGCGGCTGGCGCGCGATCTGGTTCACGGGGAGGAGTTGCGGCGGGGATCCGCCGAGCAGGCCGAGATGATGGAGAGGCTGGCAAGGGTGAAGTCATGATGGACATGAAGCGGTTGGGGGCGATGCGGGCGGCTCTGTACGGGCCCGGGGCGGGCAGGACCACGGCGGCGCTGGCGGAGGCGCTGGATCGGCTGTGGAGCTTGCAGGGGGATCCGGCGGTGCTGGTCTTCGTGGGGTGCGGGCCGACGACGATGATCCCGTCCTGGAAGGAGGACGCGCGCACGGTGGCGGAGGCCATGGGCATGGTCGTCACGGGGGAGCGCAGGGATGCGCTGGTGATCGGGCCGTGGAATCGCGAGCTACGGTTCGTGACGGCGCGCCAGTTCCTGCACGGGATCGAGGGGCGGGGGCGCAACTGGGGAGGGCGCCGGGAGCCGTCCTTCGTGGCGGACCCGGGCGTGCTGGAGCTGCTGTGGCGGCTGCGGAGGAAGGCATGAGGCTGGCCAAGGTGCAGTTCCCAGCGGTGTACGTCGAGTACGCGCCGGAATACCCGTTCAAGGAGGGCGACGTGGTGCTGCTGTTGGGGGAGATCGAGAACATGCCGGGGCACCTAGTGGTGGCGCTGATGGACGGACGCGTGCTGTTCGGGTTCCACCCGGAGCTGTTCCGGGTGCTGACGGAGGACGAGACATGATCCTGAGCCAAGGAGAGATGAAGGTGTGGGCGGCGGCGTTCGTGGAGGCGTACCACCGGCAGATGCGAAACATCATCTTTGAAAATCCCAAGGCGGCTACCCACGACGAGCAGGAGGTCCATCGGAAGACGCGCGGGAGGGCGATCATCGATGCGTGGGGGATCGTGATGGAGATGCGGAAGGCGGAGTAGGAGACGCGGGCCACCTTCAATCCAGACGGCGACCGGCACATCCAGATGCTCCGCGCCATGCTGGGGGACGATGGTTAGATGAACCGTCCCAAGGTGGAAGAGGGGCCAAGGTTCTACGCCAAGGGGTGGGACGGGCGGTTTTTCTGTCCGTTCCTCCCGTTGCGCGTGAGCGATCTGGACGGGAGCGCCTACTGGTTGGGTCCGGGCGGGGCGCGGTGGACGGACGCGCAGGTCAACGCGGACGTGGATCGGCAGCTCCAGGAGTTCCTGCGGGCGAAGGAGGGTGAGGGATGACGGTCAAGGAACTGATTGCGGAGTTGGCGAAGTGCGATGGTGACGCGCCGGTCTGGACGGAGGGGTGCGACAGCTAGTGAAAACAGACTCAAGTCTGGACATTGAGGGACAAACAATATGCTTGACACCTATACCAAAAACACGTAGGATTGACCCATGAAGAAGGATCAGCGGTTACAGGTGCAGTTCGATGCGGAGATGGCGGCGTGGCTAAAGGCGGAGGCTGAGCGGCGCCGGTGCAGCATAGCGCAGATCATCCGCGATCTGGTGCTGGCGGCCATGGAAGCGAAGTGAAGGCGTACCGCACCGAGTTGGACCTGAACAACAAGCAGCGCACGGCGTGTCTGCGGCATGCGGGGGCGGCGCGGTTCACCTACAACTGGGGGCTGCAACGCAAGCGTATGGCTTGGGAAGGACGAAAGTCCGTGTTGGATGCTGGAGTGCCCAAAGAGGATGCGCCCAATGTACCCACGGCCATTGATCTACACCGCGAGCTGAACACGCTCAAGAAGACGGACTTCCCATGGATGTACGAGGTGAGTAAGTGCGCGCCGCAGGAGGCGTTGCGGAACCTCGACAAGGCGTTTGAGGGGTTCTTCCGGCGCTGCAAGCAGGGCGAGGCCAAGAAGGGATATCCGAAGTTCAAGAGCCGGAAGCAGGGCATTGGATCGTTTGCGTTGACTGGCACGATCCACGTTTCGGAACGGACCATTCAGTTGCCGCGTCTAGGTGTATTGCGATTGAAAGAGCACGGGTACTTTCCGACGACGGCTCGGATAACGCGCGCGACGGTATCTGAGCGTGCTGGGCGATGGTTCGTATCCATCCTGACGGACGAGGAACCGGTGCGCAAGAAGGGCACGGAGGTGCTCGGGGTAGATGTTGGCATCGCGCACCTGGCGGTGTTGTCGGATGGCACGGTGTTCGAGAATCCGATGGCGCTCAAGATCGCACAGGATCGGGTGCGGCGGTTGCAGAAGTCGGTTAGCCGAAAGGTGAAGGGATCGAAGAATCGGAAGAAGGTAGTGCAGCGGTTGGCGCGGCAGCATTACCGGGTAGCGTGCGTGAGGAGCAACGCGATCCACCAGGCGACGTCGGCGATATCCAAGAGGGCGGCGGTGGTGGGGATCGAGACGCTCAACGTGCGCGGCATGCTGAAGAATCACTGCCTGGCTGGTGCCTTGTCCGATGCGGGCATGTCGGAGTTCTTGCGGCAGCTGGAGTATAAGGTGGGCTGGTCGGGCGGCGTGGTGGCGAAGGCGGATCGCTTCTATCCATCCTCGAAGCTCTGTTCAGATTGCGGGTACGAGATGGAGGATCTGCCGCTGTCGGTACGGGAGTGGGACTGTCCTGGTTGCGGATCCGTGCATGATCGCGACATCAACGCGGCGATGAACCTTCAAAACATGGCGGCCAGTTCGGCCGTGACAGCCTGTGGAGAGGATCGCTCTGGCGCGCAGATGCGGAAGCGCGTGAAACGAACTTCTGTGAAGCAGGAAATCAACACTGAGCGAGGCATGTCCTCGCTTGGGTCAGTTTGATGGAACGGTGCGACTGCTGGGGGATCGCGTTCGAGGTGCGGGAGCGTTCGAAGTTCTGTCCGGACGTTGGGGAGGAGCACCCGGAGTTCCCGGAGTACGGAGATGGGATGCCCGCCAACGCGGTGCTGATCCTGCGGTAGGGAGGGTGAGGGATGAGCGACGAATTCTACAGTTGGGTGCAGGAGGCGACGCCCGGGGCGCCGCACGCGCAGGACGTCTGGCTCTACCAGTCGCCCGCGGCGTGGTGGAGGCGGCTCTGGTGGCGCGTGCGGATGCTGCTGGGGCGGATCGTGTCGCGCGTGAAGCCGCGCCCGAACATGGTGCTCTATGGCTGCGTGCCGGTGCGGTGCTCCGCGCCCGAGGGGGACGACGTTGTCTCGGTGGTCTCGGTGAGCGAATTCACGTGCACGAGGCAGCTTTGAGGATGCCAAACAGGGAGAGCCGCCGGAACCGACGGTTCCTGTGCGCGCTCGCGGTGCGGGTGCTGCGCGACGTGGAGCTGCTGGGGGGAGAGGTGGACCCGCGCGCCTACGAGTTGATCCGAATGGCGCGGCACCACACGGTGCAGCCGATGCGGGTGCCGGAACTGCTGTTCGCCTACGAGGAGGCGCGGGCGCTGTTCCATCACCGCGGCAACAACTACACCCACTACGCCTTGTTGAAGGCGACGCTGTTCCATGAGGCCAACCACAAGGGCATCTTAAACTACGTGGGGTACGTGCTGCACGGGCGGCGGGAGAGCCCCTACGCACAGCTCTGGATCGCGTGGGTGCGGGCGCAGGCGCCGCGGTTGGGCATCGCGGTGCCGTACATCACGGATGGAGGTTAGGCATGATCGAGTACAACGAGGAGACGTGCGTTACGGCGGGGGCGTTGCGGGAGGTCGGGGTGCCGATCCCGGAGAACGTTCCGGACTGCGCGTGGGTGCCCCGGTGGTCGTTCCGGCCGGAGGTCGTGCAGGGCAGCGCGCATGACGACGGGCAGGGGCGCATGAGCATCGGGATCGCGGTGCGGTTCGACGAGCCGTTCCGCTGGGTGGAGGGGACGTTCCAGGTGGGAGGCGAGGGATGAGCGCGTTCCTGTGGATGGCCCTGTGCTTCGGCGGCGGCCTGCTCTGCGGGTCGATCGCGACGCTCCTCGTGGAGGGGCGCCCGCAGCGGCGGTGGCGGCGCTGGCGCGAGAACCGGGCCTGGCGGGCGCAGGAGCGCCGGGGCGGCAAGCGGTGCCGCTGCGGGGCCACGATGCGACAGGAGTACAGCGAGGTCTCGATGGGGCGCTGCCTGCACGACTTCGATCCGGCCTCCGTGATCTACTGGCGCTGCGACGCCTGCGAGCGCACCTGCGCGGATCGCGATGGCAGTGGCGTAGACGCCGGGACGATCCCAGCGGAGGAGTGGTGCATCCACGACGCGCAGGGGTTCGTGCGCGAGCTGGGGGCGGTGAAGCTGCTCCAGATCCGGGGGCGCGGGACGGTGGCGCAGGTGCCCCGCACGAGCCCGCGCTTCTTCGAGATCGGGCAGCGGGTGGACGTGCAGGGACGGCGGTTTGTGATCTCGGGGATCGAGTACAGCAGCGGGGCCCATGGGGTGCTGCCCGGTGGGGGCCTCGTGCTGCGGACGGAGGGGGCATGAGCGAGCTGCCGAACGTGGACGAGGCGGAGGGGCTGCCGTTGGAGGTCTTCGCGGGCCTGAGCCTCGTGCTGCACGTGGAGTCGGAGCTGGTAGGTGGGGTGCTGTTCGTGAGCAACGACTACGTGGCGGCGCCGGGGGATCCGGTCGCGTACCGCGCGTGGGAGCTGGCGTCCCTGCTGTGGCTGGATCAGCGGGTGGTGCGGCTGACGCACGCGGTCAAGAGTACGTTTGCGGGCGCGCGGGTGACGGCAACGGAAAGGATGAAGGCATGACGATGAGGTGCGGACGTTGTGGAGTGGAGGTGCAGGGGTCGGACGCGACGGCGGTGGAGGCGCTGACCGTGGAAGGGACGCTGCTGTGTTCGGTGCTGTGCGCCGACTGCGCGAGGGTGCTGAAGGCCGGGAAGTATCCCGGGGTGACCATGCGCGCGGACGGGCGGCTGGAGGCGATCCCGAGCGTGCCTGCCAACGACTGCGACAAGCTGGGAGAGCACGGGTGCGGGGTGCACTGCGGGCCGTGTGACTTCGACGCGGGCAACCAGGCGGACTGCCCGTACCACCAGGACAACGTGCACGCGCGTGCGTCGGAGGGGGATGTGCTTGTTGTGACGGAGGCGGAGTGGAATCGCGCGGTAGCCCTCCGCGAGCGACTGGCAGCCTACGCGCACGAGGCGTGGGCGATGTGGATGCGGCACCTGAGCATGCGGCAGCGCGGGACGAGTTGGCGGGGGGAGCGCGAAATCTGGGAGTTCGAAGTTGAGGACGCGAAGCGGTGGGACAGGCAGGTACGGACGACCTACGCGGAGCTGCCGGAGGCCGAGAAGGCGAGCGATCGGGCGCAGGCGGACCGCATCCTGGCGATCCTGCGCGGGGCGGACACCACGGTGGCCAAGGAGGAGGCGGTGCCGTTGGCGGAGCGTCCATGCATGTTCGAGGGGTGTCGCACCCGCACGCATCGGGTCGATCGGGGATACTGTCCGGCGTGCAAGGCGCGGATGAAGGCGCGCGAGGCGATCCTGCGGGGGGAGGGATGATGCGGTTGTTCGACTTGCAGTTCCTGCTTGGACATCGCCTGGATCTGGTCAACCAGGTGGAGGGCGACGACGAGTTCATACACAGCGAGAAGTTCTGCGATCTGGACGAGGAGCAGCGTGCGCGGTTCGAGGGCGGCGCGCGTGGGCGACTGTTCCAGCTGCGGGAGATCGAGGCGATCGACCTGGCGCACCCGGAACAGGCGGACGCGTGGCTAGGACCACCGTGGCCCATTCGGAAGTCGCTGGAGGAACTGGCGAAGATGGACTTGCCGTCGAGTTCCAGTTGGAAGGTGCGGGCGATCCTGCGCGGGGAGGGGTGATGAACGGACGGACCATGGTGGTGATCGGTGGGGCGCACGCCGGGCAGCGGGTGGAGGATGTGGCGGGGCCGATGTTGCGCCTGGCCATGTACGCGACACCGCAGGCGATGCTCCCGGGAAGGGGGCTGCCTCCGGACACGACGGTGCGGGAGGTGGAGTACCGGCGGGTGCGGTTGGCGGAACTGGACGTAACGCTGGAGGCATGGGTCCACCCGTCGGTGCTATCGCCGCTGCGGGAGTTGCTGGACCACTACCGGCCGATACGTGCGGTCGTGAGCGAGGAGGGGTGAGAATGCGGGTGCGTCCAATCTTCGCCTGGTACGACTGCTGGGTGGGCGTCTTTTGGGATCGCGGCAAGCGGATGCTATATGTGTTCCCGCTGCCCATGCTGGGGGTGCGGATCGAGTTCGGAGGAACGTCATGGAGAGACCAAACGTAAAGTGCCCCGTGTGCGGCAGCGCGATAACGAGGTTCCGTATCTACGAGGACGGCAGTCCGGGCGTGGCGACGTGTGGGTGCGGCGCGGAGGTGCCGGTCCTGCGCGAACAGGTCCGGCTTCTGCGCGGTCCCGATATCGTGTGGAATGGAGAGAGGTGGGAGACGGTGACAGATTCGGAGGATCGATCATGATGCGGATTAAGTACCTACTGCGTTGTGCCTGCCATTGGTTGCGGTGCTCGTTGCCAGCTTTGGAGGAATTCTACGAGGCCGGGTGGTGGACGCGCGTGCGTATGCAGTTTTGTGGGGGAATCTGGATCTGGCATCCAGATCGTGGACGCGTGTGGGTGTACCAGATCAACGGGGAATCCTGGCGGGACGCGCTGGAGGAAGACTGATCATGGGTGCGATACCGATGCCGCCTCCGCCGAGGCGGGTGAACGTGACGCGAGAGGTCGTGGAGGCGCGGATGGGCAGTGGGCCGCCGTACCCGTTCCACTTCGTGGGGACGCAGCGGCCCGCGCATCCCAAGATGGGTGATTGCCTGTTCGTTGAGGAGACGGGCGAGGAGTTCATCTACTGCCCCGAGAGCGAAACGTGGCAACTGCTGGCGGGGGCGGGGTACGACTACGACTGGAGGCGCGAGCGCGAGTGGCACTGCGCCTACTGTCGGACGGTGTTCGTGGAGCAGCGGTGCCCGACCTGTGGTGCCGGGCGCGGGGAGGAGTAGGAGATGAAAACGGCATCGAAACTGTACGAGATCACGGCGAAGCGTCGGCGCGCAGCGATCGACAAACACGTGGACGGGATCTGGCGCATGATGTCATCCCTTGCTGAGGGGCACGGGACTGGCAACTACACGGCGGAGATCGAGAGTGACGCTCCTAGTGCTGTTGTGTCAGCGGTCGCGAGCATCTTCCGGGAGCACGGGTACGCCGTGCAGGTGCGCGACGCGGACCCCATGGAGAAGCGGGATTGGCGGATCGTGATCAGCTGGGAACCGGCAGAGGAGGAGGCGTGATGGGCAAGCGGATGGATCGGTGGTTTCGGAGGCCGGGGTCGTGGGCGCGGGTGTGGGGCGTATGGGGCGCGGTCCTGATGGCGGCACTGGCGACGTGGCAGGGCTTGCACGGGGAGGCGAGTTGGCTGGTCTGCATCGTGATGCTGCTGTGCGTGATACTGGGGGAGATGGTGGCGCTGCGGAAGTACGCGGAAGCGCACTGGGACGATCTGCACGGGCCGGTGCGGGAGACGCTGCGGGGCGCCGTGAACTTTGATAGGTTCGACATCAGGCCGGGCAGCACGGTCAACTTCGACGGCAAGGAGTTCCGCGTGCAGCAGGTGACGCACGAGATCGCGATGGGGGCGAGCGCAGGCGACACGACGAGCTTCGAGGCGACGCGGGGAGAGGATCGCGCGTAAGCGCACGCGCGTGCGCAAGGACGACATGAAAGACAAGGACGACAACCTGATCGCTGAGAACGTGGTGCGCGCGTTGGGAGACCTGCGCCTGCACGCGATGCGGTCGGAGTACGCGGTGCACGAGGCGATTGCGACGTGTTTGCGGGCGGCGGGGATCGCGTTCGAGCATGAGGTGCGGGTCGGATCGCGGTGTCGGGTGGACTTCCTGTGCGCGGGCGGCGTGGCGATCGAGGTGAAGCGCGGGAAGCCCATCACTAGGGTGGTTGCTGAGCAGGTGGAGCGCTACTGCATGTGCGATCCGGTGCGGGCGCTCGTGTTGGTGACGGAACGCGGGTTGCAGCAGGTGGTGACGGAGGCGCACGGCAAGCCGGTGCGCACGGTCACGTTGGCGGAGAACTGGGGGATCGCACTGTGACGGACCGAATCCCGGACTATCTGGCCGAACCGACCTACGCAGGGCACCTGTATGGGGAGCTGCAATACAACGTCGACCGCAAGCGGTTCGTGATCGCGGGGGAGCCCGCCATGCGGGAGTTTGCCAAGCGCTTATTCCCGGGAGCCCGGGTGACGCGCGACCTGGTGGCCTTCGACGACACGCGGCGCGCGGCGGGGGACCTCAACTGGTTCCTGCTTCGGTTCCCGCTGCGGATCGGATGCCCGGAGGAACTGGCGGCGGCGCGGCAGCGCGCTGTGGATCACGCTCTGCGGCGCACGGCGAACGCCGACTTGACGGCGACGGTGCCTCCGGCGGAGTTCACGGGGAAGCTCTTTCCCTACCAGCAGGTGGGGGTGTCCTACCTGTGCAGCAACGAGCGCACGCTGCTGGCGGACGGCATGGGGCTCGGGAAGACGTGGACGGCGTTGGGGGCTGCGGCGCAGGTGGGCAAGTATCCCGTGCTGATCGTCTGCCAGACGCACGTGCAACGGCAGTGGCAGCGGGCGGTCGGCGCGTTGCTCGACATGCCGGGCACGGGGCAGGAGATTATCGGGGAGACGCAATGGGATCGGGCGGAGCGCAAGGGCAAGGCGCTGGCGCCGATCCTGCGCACGTTGACGCCGTACGATCTGCCGAGCACGCCGTTCGCGATCATCCACTACGGCCTGCTGTCCGCATGGCGAGAGGATCTGGAGCGGCGCGGATACCCCGTCGTCATTTTCGACGAGGTGCAGGAGCTGCGCCACGACGGCAGCCGCAAGTACAGCGCGGCGTCGCTGCTGTCGTCGGCGGCGGACTGCGTGTGGGGGTTGTCGGGGACTCCGATCTATGGGTACGGTGCGGAGATCTGGAACGTGACGAACGCCATCGACTTCAATTGTTTGGGGTCGTTCGAGGCGTTCTCTCGGGAGTGGTGCACGGGATACGGTGTCAAGGTGATCGAGCAGCCGAACGTGCTGGGAGACTACCTGCGCCGGGAGGGGCTGATGCTGCGGCGCCGCCAGTCGGAGGTGCAGCCGGACCTACCGCCCGTCCTGCGGCGGGTGCAGGAGTTGGACCACGATGAGGAGTTGCACGCGCAACTCATGCGCGAGGCGATAGCCACGGCGCGCGGATTCAACGAGTTGGCCTGGCATCGTCGAGGGCAGGCGGCACGGGATATTGATCGCCGATCACGATACGCAGCGGGGATCGCCAAGGCTCACCAGGTGGGGGCATTCATCGTAGGATTGATGGAGGCTGGGGAGCGTCCGCTGGTGTTCGCCTGGCATCACGACGTGCACGATGTGCTGCGGGAGATGCTGGCCCCCTACCATCCGGCGGTGCTGACGGGGCGCGAGACGGAGCGGCAGAAGGATGCAGCGCTCCGGAGCTTCGTGAACGATCAGGCTGGCGTGGCGATCTTGTCGTTGCGAACGGCAGCAGGCATCGACGGGTTGCAGGCGCGGGCGACCTGCGTGGTCATGGCCGAGTTGGACTGGGCGCCTGCGGTGCACGGGCAATGCGAAACGCGAGCGGCTAGGCTTGGCGTGCCGGACACGGTGACGGAGATCCCGAGCTACTACTGCGTGGCGCGGACGGGATACGATGTCACCATGATGGACGTGCTTGGGCTCAAGACGGCGCAGTTTCAGGGGATCATGGGCGACGAGCCGGAGACGGCAGAGGAGAAGGTGGCGCAGGACGAGGCCGTGGCCCGGCGCCTGCAAACGCTGATCGAGCGGTTGGCGGGGCACGAGGTGCAGTTGCGCGTGAACAGCGGGGAGATTGTGCAGGCGTTGGAAGAGGAGGAGGAGTGATGCGAAGGTTTTTCTACGACACGGAGTTCATGGAGAGTCCCGGCATGCTGGAGCTGCTGAGCATTGGCGTGGTGAGCGAGAGCGGGCGGGAGTGCTACCTGGAGAACTACGAGGCGGACCTGAGCCGGGCGAATCCGTGGGTGCGCGAGCACGTGCTGCCGCACCTGAACCATCCGGACGTGCTGCGCGGGACGCGGAAGATGATCGCGGAGTCTCTGCTGTGGTTCCTACAGCCGTCGAAGGCGGACCCGGTGGAACTGTGGAGCTATTACGGGGCCTACGATCACGTGGCGCTGTGCTGGCTCTGGGGGCCCATGGTGGACCTACCGCCGGGCATGCCGATGCTGACGCTGGACGTGAAGCAGCTGGCGCTGAGCCTGGGCGATCCGAAGCTGCCGAAGCAGACCGGGGCCGAGCACAACGCGCTGGCGGATGCGCGGTGGACGCGGGAGGCGTGGTTGTTTCTGGAGAGTCTGTAACGCACGCGCGTGCGAGAGGAGGCATCATGACGGATCGAGTGAGCGGCTTGACGGTGATCTTGGACAAGGACGTGCGGGAGGACGACGTGGACGGTCTGGCGCAGGCGATCGGTCACATGCGGGGCGTGATCAAGGTGACGAAGGAGACGGCGGCGCCGTTCCCGGAGTCGGTGGCGCGGGCGCGGCTCGCGGAGGATCTGGCGGGGCGTTTTAGGGCCATCCTGGACGATCTGTGGAGGGTCTGATGGCGGCGTTCGACGGCCCGACCTGCGACTACAACACGACGAGGTGCTACCACGTGCCGTACGGGGTGACGGTGTCGCGCACGGACGACGTGACGCGGGCCACTAGCACGGTGCCGTGGGACGACGTGGTGGTGAACAACACGACGGCGACGTGGCCGAGCGCGGAGATCGACCTGGACCTGCCCGCGTTCGAGCCTCCGAAGCGGCCGGTGGCGCTGCGCACGAGCGTGCGTGAGGTGGTGAGCGCGATGCTGTCGCCGAAGACAGTGGATCGGGTGACGCAGGTGGCATGGACGCGGGGGCGGGCGCCGCGAGGCTGTAGCTTCCGCACGCTGCGGTGCTGGGGAACGGATCGGAGGAGGTAGGATGTCGAGCGAGAACGTACAGGGCATGCGGGACCGGTTGGAGCGCTTCATCAAGGCCATGCAGTCGGTGGGGGACGCCGTGGACGGGCGAACGACAGCGGAGCCGCCGTCCTTCCTGCTGCGCGTGCTGGCCATCGTGGACACGGCGCTGGCGCAGCTGCCGTTCCGGGAGGGGGATCGCGTGGCGCTGGTGCGGGACCTCCAGATCCCAAGGAACGATGGCTGGTACCACTGCCGCCACTTCCTCGTGCAGGGCGCGGTGGGCACGGTGCGCGAGGTGGTGCACAGCGGGGGCGACCACTTCACGTTCTACGTGCGCTTCGACGACGAGTCGTGGGTTGACGATCGCGGCGAGGTGCACGCCACGGCGGAGGAGAACCGCCACGTGTTCGGGTTCCGCGAGGGCGAGTTGCGGCGCCACGGCATCTGAACCGCTGTTGCCGGGACCGTGCATGGTGTTATAGTGTGAAGTCGTGACGGTGATCCGCACACAGGAGGGGCGCCGCAAGAGCGTGCTGCGCCCGCAGGACGCGGCGAGCGTGCTGGCCCGGCAGATTGGCACCATGCCGCCGGGCGAGGTGGCGCTGCTGGATCTCGTGATCGCGGACCGTGTGGCCCATCAGAAGGTGGAGGCGGCCCGCTGGCGTCGCAAGCCAGTGTCCACGGCGCAGTTTCTGGAGGATCCGTACTTTCTCGGCGATTCCTGTCGCACATTGTTCCCGGCCCTTCGGGAGGACCTGATCCGGCTGTTCGAGGGAGGGTACCGGGAGATCATCGCTGGTGGAGCCATCGGTGTGGGCAAAACCATGATGTCGACGCTGGTGCTGTGTCGCGTGCTCTACGAGTTGAGCTGCATGGCGTCGCCGCACGCGGCCTTCGGGCTGTCTCCTGGGAGCGAGATCCTGATCCCGCTGGTGTCCAAGAACTTGTTGCTCACGCGCCGTGTCATCAAGAGTGCTGTGGACGACAAGCTCAAGCTGTCGCCCTACTTCTTGAACGAGTTCACGCCGCAGTTCCGGACGGAGGAGACGATCTTCCCCGGTAACATCCGCATGGTGGTTGGGTCATATGGTGCAGAGCGTGTATTGGGTGGAAACGTTGCGGCAGCTTATTTGGACGAAACAAATTTCCCCCCTGGTACGCGCAAGCAGGTCATCACGCAGACGTTGGGCAAGAAGGTCAGCGAGGCGCACTTCGACGTGGTGGAGAAGGTCTACACGAATCTGATGACGCGCATCAAAAGCCGCCTCATGCGCAGCGGGGGCGACACGCCGGGGCTGATCATCTTGACGTCGTCGGCGGGAACGATCAATTCGTTCATTGATCGGCGGGTCAAGGAGGCCGAGAACGACCCGCTGTGTTTCGTGCGCGACCACACGTCGTGGACGGCGCGGCCCAAAAGCCACTTCTGCGGGAAGACGTTCCGGGTCGTGTGCGGGACGTCCTCCGTGCAGTCGAAGATCCTCGATGACAACGAGGAGGTGGACCATGGGCAGCTGGAGCGGCAGAATTCGTTCGTGGTCGAGGTGCCGGTGGAGTTCAAGCGCGACTTCGAACTGAACCTGGAGGACTCGCTGCGGGACATCGCGGGCATATCGACGCAGGCGATCTCGGCCTACATCCAGCGCGTGGAGGCGTTGGAGGATGCCGTGCGAGACGATCGCACGCACCCGTGGGGGAAGGAGGCGTGGATCGCGGGTACACCCATGACCTTCCGCTGGGACCTGTTGTGCCAGGAGGTGGAGCACAGCGTAGCGGGGGGGAAGAAGGAACTGCTGTGGCAGCCGCTGAGAAATCCGAGTGCGCCGCGCTGGATTCACATCGACACCTCGCTGTCGGGGGATGCGACGGGGATCACTATGGCGCACATCGCGAGGTTCATGGAGGTGCAGCGGCGCATGCCGGACGGTCGCCCCGTGGTGGAGTTGGCGCCGTTCTATGTGGTGGACTTCATGCTGTGCATCCGGCCGCCGAGCGGGGAGCAGATCTTCCTCGGGGACGTGCGGCAAATCGTGTACGAGTTGCAGAACCACGGCTACTACATCATGGGGTTGAGCACGGACCAGTTCCAAGCGGCCGATCTGCGGCAGCAGGTCACGCGGACGGCGGGCATCAAGACTGTGCTTCAGTCGGTGGACTTGACTACGGCGCCATACGATACGTTAAAGGGGGCGATCTACGAGGGGCGGCTGGAGTTGTACCGGTACGAGCCGCTGCTTGAGGAGCTTCGGGCGCTAGAGTATGATCGCGAGCGAGGGAAAGTTGACCACCCGAAGCATGTCGGGAAAGACGTGGCGGACAGTTTGGCGGGCGCAATTTTTGGACTGGCACAGAACGCGAGCCGAATGCCGGTGATGCGGAGCGTGGAGGACGTGGAGGCGCCGCCGACGGAGCAGGATGTCATGGGTCGCATCGTGAGCGGCGGCCAGGTGAAGGGGCCGGTGGACGCGGATGAGATGCGGGCGCGGCAGGAGGCGGAGCAGGCGGTAGGGCCCATCGCGGTGCCCTTCCTGTTCGGGGACTGAGCGACGCACGCGCGTGCGCGAGAGGTAGCGGATGGCCAAGTGGACCGATCGGGTGCGTTCGTGGTGGCGGGGCCGCGGCAGCAGCGATGAGCTGGCTGAGGTGGCGCGCGGCGTAGGGCAGGGCAGCCCGGACGCGCTGCGTGTGCTGCCGCCGGACGCGGGGCCGGTAGTCACGCCCATGCTGCACGCGGATGGCCTCACGGACGGCATGGGGGCCATGCTCAGCGTGGGCACCGACCTACTGAGCAAATACATCGACATCGAATTGATGGACGAGTACCCTCCTCTGAGCGCGACCCTCGACGTCTACGCCGATGACGCCACGGTGCAGGACGTGCAGCGGGGCCACACTATCTGGGCCACCGGCAACGAGAAGCTGGCCCGGGACCTCGCGAACGACATGCTGTACCGCATCTTGCGCATCGACGACGACGCGTGGGGGGCCATGCGGACGATGGTCAAGTACGGAAATACCCCGGCAGAGATCGTGGCAAACGAGCGCGGCGTTCTGGGTCTCAACTTCCTGCCGCCCGCGTCGGTGCGCAAGGTGCTGGACCACAAGGGGGCGGTGGTCGGCTACGTGCAATCGGTGAGCGCGGCGGGCTTCGCGGCGGTGACCAGCGAGAGCTTCCCCAAGTTGCTGAAGGAGCGGGCGGCGGGCCCCAACAAGGACGGGGTGGTGGTGTTCGCGCCGTGGGAGGTCGTGTGGTGGCAGATGCCCGCCAAGCAGAGCCGGGCGCCGTACGGGGAGTCGGTGCTGAGCGCGGCGCGCTGGGCCTGGAAGCGGCTCATCATGCTGGAGGACGCCGCGGTGCAGATGCGGCTTACGAAGGCGCCTTCGAGATATGCAGTATATGTGGAATGTGGCCACATGCCGCCGAACCAGCAGTTGGCCTACCTGCGCAACGTCAAGAACCAGTGGAAGAAGCGAAAGGTGGTAGACCCGTCCACGGGGCAGCTCGATTTCCGGCCGAATCCTGCCGGGCTCGACGAGGACCTGTTCATCCCGGTGGTGGACGGGCGCGAGGCGACGCGGGTCGACGTGCTGAACGGCATCGACTTCAACATCATCGACGATCTGGAGTACTTCCGGGGGCAGATGATGAGCGCGACTCACGTGCCGAAGTCGTACATCTTCCAGACCGATGAGGTCACGCGTGCAAGTTTGTCACAATCCGATGTGATGTTCGCGCGGACGGCCATGCGGGTGCAGCGCCAGTTCATGGCGGGGATTCGGCAGGTGCAGCGGCTGCACTTCGCGCTGTTGGGGGTGGACCCGGACCAGGTGGAGTTGGACTTCGACATGACCGTGCCGTCGAGTGTGCTGGAGATGTCGCAGATCGAGTCGGGCAACGCGCGGGCCGCGCTGGCGGCGGCGGTGGCCGACTTCTACGATCGCAAGACCATCCTGACGGAGGTGCTGGGCAAGAGCGAGGCGGAGGCCGAGACCATCATGCGGGCGCGCAAGAACGACTACGCCAACCAGGTCAGTCTGGGGGCGGCTGGGCAGCAGGCCATGATGGGCGGGGAGGCTGCGTTCGGGGGCGAGGCGGGCGCTGAGGGCGGCGCGCTGCCCACGCTGCCAGGCGAGGAGGCAGAGGGCGAGGAGGCGGCGGCCACGGAGGCGCTCCGGAAGCGGCTGGACAGGTTGGTGGAGGACGTGGAGCACTTGAACGGGGCGGTGCGGCGCACGGAGGATAACGTGCGGCGCCTGCCGCGGGTGCTGGCGCGATCGGCGCGGGGCCGGGGCTAGACCATGGGGCTCCGGGCGCTGCTGGCCGTGGTGGAGGCCACCTACGCGCGTGACGCGAGCGTGCGTGAGCAAGCGGAGCGCTTCTACAAGGACCTGTACGACTATCTGAACGTGGAGAAGGACGTGCTGGAGCGGCGGCTCACGCCGGGCAAGAACGGCGTGTTCAGCGTCATGGCGCGGGCCTTCACGGACGTGGGGCCCGCGAACCTGATCGTGGTGTTCGCCACGTCGGTGGGTGGGCGCAAGGGTGGCACGGGGAAGCTGGGCCATATGGACGCGATGGTGATCAACGCGTTGCTGGCACCGGGGGATCTGGCACACCTACAAAGCCGTGTGCAGAAGAACGTTGTGGTTCACGAGATGGTTCACATCCTGGACCCGGGGCGTCGCAAGGGCCAGATGAGCGCGAAGGCGGTGGAGCGCGGCGACGTGGCGGGCTACTACAACGAGCCCGGCGAGTGGAACGCGTACTGGCAGGAGGGGGCGTCGCAGCTGGAGCGGATGCTGCGCACGCTGACCAACAATGCCGGTCTGGATCCGGACTCGCGGTCGAAGGCGTTGGACTTCATGTTCGGGGACGGGAGCCTGCGATCCTTGCAGGGCAAGGTGGAGCGGTTCTGGGACGTTGACTTCCTGGACGCGATGGACGCCAAGGTGCGGCGCAAGTTCGACAAGCGGCTGGCGGCGCTGTGGGCCGCGTTGCGCGAGCAGGGGATGCTGCGGGGCGCGCCATGAGTCTGCGCGGCCTTGCTCAACTGTTGGAGGGATCGACGGCTTCGCCCGAGGTGGAGGCCCTCGTCACGGAGATGATGCCGGTGCTGTCGCGGGGGCTGCCGCGGCCGATCATCCGCATGGTGGAGAAGCTGGGGGTGAAGTGGCTGGGTGAGTGCCGGTACAAGGTGGGCGACGCCACCACGACCATCTCCGTGCAGCGGTTCGTGGCTGGGGATGAGCCGACGCTGCGGCGCGTGATCGCGCACGAGTTGTGCCACCACGAGGACTTGTTGGCGGGGTGGGATGAAGCGGCGGCGAAGGGCTGGTCAACCGAGACCTTCCTCATGGATCGCAAGATTGAGAGCAAGGGGCACGGGCCCGAGTGGCAGGCCATCGCGGCGGAGTTCAACCATCGGTACGGTGCGGGCTTCGTGACGCCCAAGAGCGACGAAAGCTACGCCAAGCAGTCGGCCACGCGGGACGCGCTGCTGTTGCTGTGGCAGAACGGGGCGCGTCTCATGTGGGCGGTCAGCGTGCGGCCCAGCGCGCGGCAGCGAGCGTACATCGAAAAGAAGCTGGGCGGCATCGACGGCCCGAGTATGCGGCTGGTGGCGACGCGCGACGTGGATCTGATACAGGGCGGCCCGCGGCCGGGTGATGGGTTCGCGTACTCCCACGACGTGCGGGTCAACGAGAAGCTGCTGCGGGCGTGGGAGGACGGGAAGAGGGTAGATCTGGCCGATGTGTAGGAGGCGTGACATGAGCTTGAGGGAATTGCGGCGGGACGTCGAGGAGCGGGCGCTGGACGAGGGGCTGGTGGGCAGCATCCTGCGCGGGGCCGGGCGGATCCTCGCGGCGCCGTTCGGCTCGGTAGCGAGGTCGGCGGAGGCGGCGGCCAAGCGGGCCAAGAACGCCAAGGCGAAGGGCAAGGTGGCAGCGAAGCCGGGGACGAAGGCGAAGCCGAAGGCGGGACAGAAGGCGTCGGGGCAGCCCAAGGGGGCTCCCAAGCTGCCAGCGAAGGGCAAGAAGAAGGCGGCTGCCGGGGCGGTGCGGTCGCTGCGACGTGCCTCCACGACGCAGTTGGAGCGCACGGCGAAGCGGGCGAAGAACCCGCAGATGCGGGTGGCGGCCAAGCGGGAGCTGGCGCGGCGCAAGGCGGGGCGGGGCAAGCAGGCGGTAGTCGCGAAGTCGGGGACGCAGGCGAAGCCGAAGCCGAAGGCGGGGCCGAGCCTCGCGAGCCGGGTGCGCGGCGCGCTGGCGGGCGCCAAGACGGGCTGGAAGGGGTCGCGCTGATGGGGCTGCGGGCCATCCGAGATCGGGCACGGGGCGGCTACCTCGCGGAGGCGCGCGGGGCGGTGGCGGTGGACGTGGCGGCCTACGCGCGGGACCTCAAGAGCTACGTGTCGCAGTTGAGCATGGGGGCCGAGCGGACGAAGCAACGGTACGACGCGGGCGATCCCGACGTGCGCGAGCGCTACAAGAACTACGCACCCAGTGGCTACCCGTGGAAGGACGCGCGCATTGACGTGGCAGATCGCGTGCGCGAGACCAAGCGCAACATGGAGGGCGTGGCGCGGCAGATCGCGGCGGCCGTGGGGCGTGTGGAGGTGTGGTCGGGAACGCCGTTGATGGTTCGGCCGAACTACAGATACAGCGAGAATCATTGGGGCGCGGAGATGCGGCCGGAGGGGGCGCCGACGGACGCCACGGTGGACTTCGTGGGGGGGCGCAACGCGCCGGGGTTCACGCTGTTCTCGGACGGGACCGTGGACGACGTGCTGGACGCGGGGGATCGCGACTTCTTCACGGACCCGGCGGTGGAGGCGGACTACTTCGCGCTGGTGAGCGAGCTGCGCAGTCCGGGCAGCACGGCGCGGACGGGCAAGGTGGTCACGCTGTTCACGGCGCGGCCGCGCAAGGATCGGGCCCAGTACGACGGGGCTAAGGCGATCCCGCACGGCATCTTCCTGACCACGGGAGAGGACCGCGCGTACCGGTTGGGCATGGATCTGGGCGGCGAGCGCGACGTGTACCGGGTGCGCATCGACAGTCGGCACTTGGTGCAGACCTTGGACGCGGGCGGCGTGCGCGAGTACCAGGCGGTGGGGCGCGGCACGGTGCCAGTGGTGTCGATCGATCTGGTCGCGTGAGAAGGAGGAAGAGATGGGATTCGTACGGAAGGCAGACATCGAACGGCACCGGGCTGGGTGCCTGGAGGCGCGGGTGGCGGCGGTGCGAGAGGCGGCCGAGCGGGCACTGGGCACGGAGATCGAGGTGATCGCGACGCACGCGGACCACGCCATCGTGCGGGCGGGCAGCGCCGTGAAGCGGCTGACCTACAGCCTCGCGGAGAGCGGCGGCCTCGCGGGCGGCGTGGCGGTGGAGGACGCGGACATGGCGGCATTGGAGGGGATGGATCTGGACGCGGCGGTGGCGGAGGATCTGCGGGGCGTTGTGGCGGCCATGCTGGCGGGGCAGGCACTGCCGCGCACGCGCGTGCGTGACCTGTCGCGCATGGCGCGGCGGGATGGCGCGTACTGGCTGGGCGAGGCCGTGGCGGGGTGCGCGCGGGTCGAGGCGCCGTGGCGGAACTGGTTCGCGCCGCAGTCGGCGACGGTGCGGGAAGCGCTGCACGGGCGCATCCGGGAGATCGAGGAGCCGGTGCCGCGCCAGCGCTTCGGCAAGCTGCCGGAGGGCAAGCTGCCGGAGTACGCGGGCGAGCTGCGGGAGGGGCTGGCCGCGCTGCGCGTGGTGGCCCGGGGGCTGTTTGACGATTTAACGGACGATGTGGCATACCAAGAGGCGGGATTGGCGGCCGTGCACCAATCGCTGCGCGATGAGGCCAGCACCATGGATCGGGGGTTGGCGTGGTTGGAGCGGATGGCGTGGGCGGGCAGGGAAGGCGTGGTGGCGACGGCTCACGATCAGATCGCAGCGACGCTGCGGGACGCGCTGGTGGTGCGGGAGCACTTGCGAACGAGAAGGAGCACGGACCATGGAGAGGAAAGTTCAGCCGCTGAGTGAGGACCTGACCGGGCTCGGGTTCACCGACCGGACGCCGGGGGGCGCGCAGGCGTTCGCGGGGATGATCGATCTCATCCCCGGGGCGTTCGAGCCCACGGGGGCAGCCGGAGCGCCCGCGGCGCCCGCGGCGCCGATGACGGAGGACGCAGCGCCTGGCGCGGACGCGGCCGACCCCATCGACGGGCCGGTCGTGTCGGAGCAGACGCTGGAGTGCGTCGGCGCCATCCTCGCGCACGCTCCCCTCACGGAGGACACCGAGATCGACCTGGAGGCCATGGACCCCGAGAAGCTGGAGCAGATGGGTGAGGCCATCGAGCAGCGGCTGCGCGATCTCCAGCAGGTGGTCGACGAGATGGCCGACAAGGAGGTCCCGGCGGAGCTGGAGGAGCGCACCAGCGAGATCATGGGGCGCGTGATCACCGAGATCAAGATGCTGCGCATCCTCGGCGGCAAGGTGACCCGCGTCCTCAAGCGCATCGGCTCTGCGGCGATCAAGGCGCACCGCAAGGCCAAGATGTACTACAAGAAGAAGAAGGCCCATGTGAAGCAGCTCCGGAAGAAGGCGGGTCGCAAGGCGAAGACCAAGATCATGGCCGCCAAGACGGCGCGCAAGCGGCTCAGCATGGGGCTCAAGAGCATCGCCAAGAAGGCGGGCGGGGCCATCAAGGGCGCGCTGAGCAAGGTCCGGAAGGCCAAGGGCGGCGGCGGCCTCGTGGCGCACGAGAGCGATCTCGCGGCGCGGCTGTCGGCCCTGCTGGACGAGGGGCACCGCGAGGATCGCAGCGAGGCGCAGCGCGAGCGCGACGACCTCGTGGAGTGCATCGGCAACGTGCTGACGCTCATCGAGTGGATCACGCAGGACGACGAGGCGGTCGGCCTCATGGCCGAGGAGTACGAGCGCATCGCGGACGAGTTCTGCGCGGGCGCGCTGAACGAGGCCAAGACGGACGAGGCGGCCTTCATCGGGCGCGTGACGCCGATCGTGCGGGCCATCGGGGCCTGCGTGGAGGAGCTGGAAAAAAACTTGGGCCGCTCCGCGTAGCGCAGGAGGCGCGGGGCTCCGGTTGGGCGCGGACCCGGTCGGAGCGCCGTCGCCGTATCGGTGCGGAAGCGGGGCTGGCGCAGGTGAGACCGGAGGGGTGCAAGACGCGGCGCAAGGTGGGCCGCGCCGCCCGGTGGCGGGAGCTGCGGAACCCGATCGCGCGGTCCGAGTTCAAGTTCCACCGGCGTAAGGGGTGAGGAGAACCGATGGGCTGGCTTTTCGAGATGATCCCGACCGGGCTGACGTTGACGGAGGCGGCGGGCGGCAAGCTCACGGCGCGGGGGCTGTTCGGCATCTGCGGCGTGCCCACGGCGAACGGCCGCATCTACCCGAAGAAGCTGGTGGAGCGGGAGATCGGGCGGCTTGGAGAGCGCATGAAGAACCGGCAGGTGCTGATGCAGCTCGATCATCCTTCTGACGGAAAAGCATCGCTGTTGCAAGCGGCGGCGCTGCTCACCGGATTGGACCTCGACGGCGACAACGTCATGGGCGAGGCGGAGATCCTCGGCACGCCCAACGGCAAGATCCTGCGGGCGCTCATCGAGGCGCAGGTGAAGGTGGGCGTGAGCAGCCGGGGTTTCGGCAGCACCAAGGCTACCAACGAGGGCGAGGAGGTCGGCGAGGACTTCGCGCTGGCGAGCTACGACTTCGTGGCGGACCCCAGCGTGCGGACCGCGCTTCCCAAGTTCTACGCGGAGAGCGTGGAGGCGCCCGCCGAGGAGGCGCCGCTGGAGCTGTTCCAGCGGGAGTTCCCGGAGGCGTTCGCGCAGTTGACGGAGGCGGCGACCCGGGACGCGGTGGCGCGGGCGCAGGAGCAGACGGCGGCCATCATTGCGAAGGCGGTCGAGACGGAACGCACGCGCGTGCGAGACGAGATGACGGAGGCGTTCGAGCACCAGCTGCGGGACGCCGTGGTTGGCTTGCGTGAGGATTTGGAGCGCGATCTGCGCGAGGAGTACGAGCGGGACCCGGCGGTGGCGGGGGCCCGGGCGGCGCTGGCGCAGGTGGTGGAGATGATCCGGCCGTACCAGCAGGCGCCGGACGCCGACGCGGTGCGGGACGCGCTGCGGGCGCGGGAGCTGGAGCTGGCCACGGCGCATGAGGCGACGGCGCAGGCGGAGGAGCGGGCGGCGCGGTCGGACCGGCTGCTCGCGCTGGAGACCAAGCTGGCGGGGCACCCGCTGGCGGATCCGCTGCGCAAGGTGCTGGCGCCGGTGGTGGCGCGCGAGCGCGATGAGGGGCTGGCCGGGCGGCTGGACGACCTCATTGCGGAGGCGGCCGACATGGTCCCGGCGAGCGAGGTGGAGGCGCGGGCGGCCGAGCGCATCGCGCTCACCGAGGCGCAGGATCTGATCAAGGAGAACGAGCAGAAACGGTCCCAACTGGCGGAACGGGTGGACGAGTTGAAGGCCAAGTTGGTCGAAGCGGTGAAGCTGGGGCAGGAAGCGGACGGGCTGCGGGCGGAGGCCGAGCAGCGCGCGGAGGAGGCGGAAGCCAAGCTCGACGAGGGCGAGGCGGAGGTCGACGAGCGCGAGCTGGCGGCATTCAAACGCGGTGCGGCGGCGATTCTGCCTGCGGGCGCACGGGCGCGCAAGCTCATCGAGGCGGCTGGCGACGAGGCCGAGGTGGAGCAGGTGCTGGTGGAGAGCAGGGCGCAAGCCATGGGTGACGGGGACTTGGAGCAGGCGCGGCAGGCGGTCCGGGGCCGAGGGATGGCACCGGGGGCGGCCGCGTTCCGGCTGGAGGAGGGGGCGTCGCGCGGTGGTGCGCGGGGCTCCGACGAGGTGGTCTCGGCCACGGGCCTGACCGCCAACGACATGACCGCGCTACTAGGAGACGGTCAGTAGCGGCACCAAGTCGCCGCAGGAGAGAACGATGACGAACAGCAACGGAATGGAGGCCCGGAGCCTGCTGGAGCAGGCGGGCGGGCGCGGACAGGGCACCATGCTCGACGAGTCCTACAACGCGCAGGTCGTGCGCAAGTGGTCCGACATGGACGTGCAGGGCGGGAAGGTCAACTTCCTGCGCGACCTCGACCCGCAGCGGGCTAAGGTGGCGGCGCTGTGTCTGGAGAACCAGGCGCGGTTCCTGCGCAACCTCAACGAGGACACGCTTTCGACGAACAGCGGCAGCTTCCAGAAGTACATCTTCCCGGTCGTGCGCCGCCTGTTCCCGAACCTGATCCTCAACGACATCGCGACGGTGCAGCCCATGACGGGTCCGCAGGGCGCGATGTTCACGCTGGAGTACCGCTACGACGACCGCAAGGGCACCAAGCGTCCGTGGGGCGGCATCGCGTTGCAGCCGTACCAGATGGGGTACGAGGGCGCGCTGGCGGCGAGCGACGACGCGATCAAGAACTTCGCGAAGAACTACGCGAACGAGTACGTGGACTACGACGCGGTCTGCACCGACACCGGCGCGGCGCCCGCGACGCTGTCCAACACGGATCTCAACTGCCGCGTCCCGGCCTGGTGGCCGATCCGGGCCCCGGGAACCAGCGGGCAGCGCACCTTCGCCGTGACGGCGGTGTGCCGTGTGACGGACGCTGCGGTGCCGGTGGTCGGCGCCTACACCAGCATCAGCACCAAGGCGGCGGCGACGGCGGTCCTCACGGACCAGTACGCGCACGCGACGGGCACGCTGGACATCTCGACGGGCGCGTGGACGGTCAACGCGCTGCTCATCGCGGGCGGCGCCTCGACGTTCGTGGCGAACACGGTCATCTACCTCCAGTACTGGGTCAACAGCGAGTTGACCTACACGGTCACCGGCAACCGGCTCCAGCGCATGTCGCTGAACCTGACCCGGCACGACATCGTGGCCGAGCCGTGGCGGCTCAGCGCGGCCTGGTCGCTGGACGCGGCGCAGGACCTGCGGGCGCAGCAGGGCATGGACCTCGAAGCCGAGATGGTGGCGGGCATCGCCAACGAGATCGGCTGCGAGATCGACCGCACCGGCATCGACATGATGATCAACGGCGCGGCGCACGCGGCGTCGTACGCCTACGCGGGCACCTGGCCGGGCGACATGGAGAAGATCCACACGGCGGTCACCTACATCGACGCGCTGAGCGCCGCCATCTCGAAGGCGGGCGGGCGCGGCCCGGCGACGTTCGTGGTGGCGGGGCCGGAGGCGTCGGCGCTGCTCGGGCAGCTCGGCGCGCACACCGACTGGGCGAGCAACATGCAGATGCAGCAGCCCGCGTCGCACGGCGACCGCAACACGAACTACCCGATCAAGCGGGTGGGCTCGATCAACGGGAAGTACACGCTGTACGAGAACCCGTGGCAGGACAGCACGAAGGTGCTGGTCGGCTACAAGGGCGGCTCGTGGCTGGACGCGGGCTTCGGCTACGCGCCGTACATCCCGCTCTACGCGACGGACACCTGGACCGATCCGGACACCCTGATCCAGAAGAAGGGCATGGCCAGCCGCGGCGCGCTGAAGCTGCTCCGTTCGGAGTACTACGGCGTGCTCACGCTCACCGGCCTGCCGACCGTCACGTCGACCCTCGCCTAGTCCTGCGCTGATCAAGCGCCCTCCTTGAGATAAAGCGTCACGTATTGTACAGTCACTTCAAGGCGCGCCCCTGCGCGTCGTCATGGAGGTAATGATGAGGTACATCGCGTTGGAGCAGGTGGGGAGACCCATGCACCTGACGGGCGTGCGGGCACGGATGCAGGGCACGGTGCGCGTGGCAGAACACGCGTCGGTGCTGATCCTGCCGGGGGGCATCACGGAGGACACGGATCTGGACCTGTCGCCGTGGGTGGCGGCAGGGTTCGTCATGCCGATGCCGGAGCGGGTGGCGCCGGTCCCGAAGCCGGAGCCGAAGGTGGAGCCGGAGGCGCCGAAGGCAGCGGATCCTGTGGCGGAGACCACGAAGGCGGAGGATCCGCTGGAGCCCGTGGTGGAACCGGAGCCGCCGGTGGTCGCGAGCGCGGCCCCGGAGGCGGTGCGGGCCGGGCGCGCGCGGCGGCGGGTCTAGCATGCGTCTGGACGAGCTGAACGCGCGGGCTGTGGCGCCCGCGGAGTTGGGCGTAGGGAGCCTCGTGGAGGTGCGGACCCGCATGGGGGCCGTGGTGGCGGAGGGGGCCGCGGCGTACCCGACGGCGCATGGGACCTGCGTGGGGGGCCGCTTCTTCGACGGGGCGCTCTACCTGTTCCTGCCGAAGGAAACGCACGCGCGTGCGCCATTGGACGAGGCCAAGGCCAAGGAGAGGCGGGGCAAGTCCAAGTTGGGGCCGCTGGACCCGGAGGCGCTGCCGGATGACGTGCGGCTCGCCGTTACGGTGGACCACGACCTCAACGAGGAGGACGTGCAGCGCGTGCTGGCCTCCATCGGCGATGCGGCGCTACAGGCACTGAAGGGAGTCGGCATGCGGGAGGACGAGGTCTACGCCCGCGTGGCCGCCGTGCTGAAGGCCGTGGAAAACTGCCTCGTGGCCAAGGAGGGCGCTGCGGAGGACGCGGCCGCCGCCAAGGCGCGCGTGGATGCGGCGAGCAAGGTCAAGCGCAAGGCGAGCGGCACCGACGCCGACGACGAGGAATAGCACGTGGGCACCGAGGCGGAGATCATCCTGTTCGTGCAGCGCACGCTGGGATCGACCGTGGTGGACTGCGAGCTGACCACGGATCAGGCGGCGGAGGCCGTGACGTCGGCCAAGATGTGGTACGCGCACTACATCGGGCAGTACAAGAGCACGACCATCACGCTGACCTCGGGCCTGACGGAGTACGCGGTGCCCACCGACTGCGATGCGATTGTGGAGGTCGTGAGCGACGCGGCGGACTCCGTGCTGACGTGGGGCGGGTTCGACATCCCGGTCAACTTGACGCCCATCCTGCCGCGCGTGGGGGCCGGGTCGGGCTACATCTCGGACCTGACGCAGATGCTCCAGTATACGGGGGCCATCCGGCGCACCGTGGCGCGGGACCAGGACTGGTACTACGACGAGGCGCGGCGGATCCTCGTCATCACGCCGACCACGAGCGGCGCCTCCATGGTGCGCATCTGGTACATGGCCAACACGGTCGACGTGCAGCTGCTCAAGTACTACGAGTTTGGGCTGGTGCGGGAGTACGCGCTGGCGCAGGCCATGGAGAACCTGGGCAACATCCGCAGCAAGTACAGCGAGATGCCGGGCGCGGCGGGAGGCTTCTCCATGAACGGGGATCTGCTGGCGAGCAACGCCATGACGCGGAAGCAGGAACTGACCGACCAGCTGCTGAAGCTCCAGCCGCCGGTTGGCTTCATCAAGGGGTGATCGCATGAAGACGGTAAGGGATCTGATGGAGGGCACGGGCGAGGGGGTCGAGTTCTCCGCGTTGCAGAACGAGATTGCGGTCAAGTTCCTCGGGGCGGCGGCCAAGGCCATCAAGGCGTTCGCCAAGGGGCACGTGACGAAGGCGGAGGTGAACGAGGGGCGGAACCACGCCGCGACCTACCTGTCCGTGGAGGCCACGACGCTTGGCGACATCGAGTTCTCGTGGACCTGCCAGATCATGGTCGTGGACACGTTCGCGTGCGAGCTGCACGCCATGACGAATCGGGCCGACGAGCGGCGCACCGTCGACAGCAAGATGCGGCTCGCGATGGGGGAGTGCACCCCGGCGAAGGTCGTGGAACTGTTCAAGCAGGCGTACGGGATCTAGCGCGCACGAGCGTGTGCGATTAGGAGAGGATCATGGACGAGCGGCAACCGATCGATGAGGCCAAGTTTCCAGCGGCGGGCAAGGGCATGGAGTGGGGCGAGAAGGAGCCGGTCGCGCCGGAGACGTTGCCGTCGTTCGTGGAGAAGTTGAAGCGGGACGAGGGCATGTTCGTGCTCGCCACCTACACGCGCATGACGTGGTTCGACCGCAAGGCGTGGGAAGCGTGGGAGCGGACCGGCAAGCTGATGATCAAGGTGGCCAAGGACGGACGGAACTTCTGGACGTTGGAGGGGCGTGGCGTCAAGTACGTGTTCACGCAGCCGACGTCGATCTTCTGGTTGCCACGGCAGCCGGTGGAGGAGAGCATGGACGCGAACGACATGCGGAGTTGGATCGATCGGTGCGCGGGCATCGAGGTGGCGGCGGTGGCGGAGGCGGTGCGGCCGCTCGGGGGGCTGGACGTGGCGGCGGCGGACGACGAGGTGCAGATCCACTTCGAGAGCGCGGCCGACGCGCAGCTGGTCTACGACTTCCTGATCGGGGCGGGCACTGGCGTCCGGCTGCTGGAGCCCGGCGAGGTGCAGCTGCGGGTCATCGAGGGATGGGACCAGTGCACGGTGGCGTTCGCGCCGCACGTGCGGTACCTCAAGCCGGAGATCATCGCGGCCGTGCTGGAGGCGTTTGCCGACCGCATCCACGAGGCGGCGTGGGATGCCGCGCAGCGCGACCTCGCGGAGGAGGTGCAGGCGCTCCAGGAGTTCAACCCGTACCACGACAAGCAGGGCAACTTCGGGTCCAAGGCGGGGCTGGCGGCGGCCAAGGCGGGCTCCTACAGCAAGGGGAGCCGCAAGAACAAGGTCAGCGGCAAGACCAAGAAGGGCCTCAAGCTGGTGGCCACCAAGTTGCCGTGCGGGCGCGACGCGCGGGACTCGGGCCGGAACCAGCGATGCTGGGACGGCGCGAAGCTGGACTGGACGGGGCAGGCCGCGGCGCGCGTGCTCAAGAAGGCCAAGGCGCAGGGCAAGATCCACGATGCGGTCACGGCGTACGACCGTGCGATCCTGGAGCGGGCGGCGCGGGCGCTGGACGCGCGAGCGGCGATGATGGACGAGGCGGCGGGCGCCAAGAAGCTGCGTACAGCGGTCAGCACGGCCTACAACAAGTACTTCGAGAACGTGCCGGTGGACATCTTCGCGATCGGCAAGATCGGCAAGGAGATCGAGGCGCTGATCGTGGCGGGCAAGGACCTGGACGCGGAGATGCCCGCGATCGTGAAGAAGTACCGGAAGGAAGAGTCGGATGGGCGCTCCGTGCGGGACCTGCTGAGCGAGCTGGGCGGGCAGACCTTCGGGGGGCGGCGCGGGGGCCGTGATCCGTACTGGATGGCCGCCAAGTACGCGGGAAAGGACAAGAACGGGACGCCGTTCCGGAAGGGCGACCAGGTCTTCTACTACCCGAACACGAAGACGGTGCTGGCTGGCGACGCGGCGGAGAAGGCGGCGGCGGAGTTCCAGGGGGCCAAGGACGACGAGCGGCAGTACAACTACGGCATGGAGTAGGTCATGACGGTGCGCGTCTGGGGCGAGCAGGATCGGGTGATCCTGCGGCGGTGGGAGGCCGAGCGGAACGAGCTGATCGGGCCGACGGCGCTCTACTACAGTCTGGTCCGGGGGGCGCATGTGGATCCGTTGTACCAGGAGCCCGTAGCCGACCCGCTGTACGGGGGCCCGCCGACGGGCACGGGGGCCCGGCACACCGACGCGTTCGAGTACGTGGGGCCGTACAGCGTCATCGTGGCCGTGCTGTTCGAGCGGTCCTCGGGCCGCACCGTGCAGGCCGACGAGACCGGCGTGGAGGCGATGTACGACGGCGAGGTCTACGTGGCCCGCGACGAGTGGGAAGGCAAGGTGACGAGCGGGGTGCCCAAGGAGGCCGACGTGCTGTTCGTCAACAACGAGTGGTGGGACGTCATCGCGGCCAACACGGGCGGCCACGTCACGGACAGCGGGCACTTCGTGGGGTGGAAGCTTCAGGTCAAGAAGCGGGATCGGTTCGAACCGAACCGGAAGGTCTGAGGAGGGCAGCATGAAGGTGCGGGATCTGATCGAAGTTGATCAGGGGCGTGACATTTGGATGGCGGGCATCGAGGAGATCGAGGGCCTGACCGGGCGGAACCAGCACGCGGAGGCGCTGCTGGCCAAGGCGAAGATGCTGCGGGCGCGCCGCGAGATGGCCGTCATCGCGCTGATCCAGAAGATCCAGGACGTGGAAGGCGAGATGCCCGAAGAGTTGCAGCGCTACAAGAACGCGATCGGCAAGCGGCTGGACGCGGCGGCCAAGAACAAGGTGCCCGCAGATCTGCTGGATCGCTTCGTGCGGGCAGCGTGAGGAGCGTGGCGATGCGTCGGGTGGTAGCAATAGTAGTGGTGGCGGTGCTGGCGGCGGCCTGCGCGAGCCCGGCGCTGGAGTACGCGCGGGCGCGCAACCCGCACTGCCGGGTGACGCCGCTGGAGGATCGGGGCGACGCGGTGCGGGTGCAGATCGCGTGCCCGGACGAGGAGCCGTTCGAGCGGACGTACCGGAGTGGGCGGTAGCCCATGCCCCTGCTGCTGAGCATCGACGGCGGCGGCGCGTTGGGCATCGGGCCCTGCGAGCTGCTGGCACGGCTGGAGGAGGCGCAGGGGCGGCTGTTGCCGGACGCCTACGCGGGGACGTCAGTGGGGGCGCTGCTGGCGGCCCTGGCGGCGACGGGGCGGCCCTGGAGCCACGTGCGGGAGATCTTCATGCGGGAGTGCCCCGGCATCTTCGAGCGGCCGTCGTGGGCGTGGCGGATGAACCCGTGGCGGCCCCGGTACGACGGTCGGGCGCTGCGGCGGGCCGCGCAGACCTACTTCCAGGACCAGCGGATGTGCGAGGTTGAGGTGCCGATCTTCCTGACCAGCTTCGACTTCCACACGGGGCGGCCCAAGGTCTGGGATCGGGGCGACGCCACGCCGATCTGGCGGGCCGTGCTGTGCAGCGCGGCGGCGCCGACCTACTTCCACATCGTGGAGGGGCGCTACGGGGACGGTGGACTGGTGGCCAACAACCCGGCCATGGTCGGCTTGGCAGGCTGCGCGGCCAAGGAGAGTTGGGATCTGCGGACCGCGCGCTGCCTGAGCCTGGGCACGAACGGCGACGCGTGGCGGGACCCCAAGGTGGCGCACCGGACGTTGCTGGGCTGGCTGCGGCCGCTGCTGGCGACCTTCATGGAAGGCAACGAGGAGCTGGCAGACTTCGAGGCGCGGGCCGTGCTGGGCGACCGTCTGCGGCGCGTGGAGCCCGCGCTGCGGCACGAGGTCAAGATGGACGACGTGGCGGCGGCGCTGGGCCCGTACCGGCAGCGCTGGGTCGACCTGTGGCACGCGGAGAAGGACGCGATCCTGCTGTGGCTGCGGCGCACGGCGACGTAGGCGGAAGACAAGGCTGAGGAGGTTGTGATGGTGGACGTGGCAGAGGGCGAGAAATCCTGCGAAAAGTTCGAGTTGGCGGGTGGTCGCGCCGTGCTGTGGCGTGGCGACTGCCTGGACGTGCTGCGGGCGATGCCGGACGCCAGCGTGGAAAATTCACCAAGACAGCGCTATATTAACTGCGGATACTACATCGGCACGGATTTCGCGTTCCCAAATTTCAATGACGCGATAATCAAGTTGGTGAAGTGCTTTCATCTTTTTGGAATATTGTTTTGCAACGTGTTTTTGGGATTCGTATACAGGACCATTCGGGTAGTTGCGCGGATCTGCATGCCAGTATGTGCCGTTGACCTCAATGATAACATTGGTGTCAAGAAGGAAATCCACACAGGCGCAGAACATACCAGTTTGTGGGTCGCGGATAGCAGCCTGTGGAATAAAAGAAATTCTGCGTCGTGTGAGTTCCATGGCAACCATGGTTTCGATTTTCGAAACGGATGGGAATCTCCCGGTTGCCATGGCCTTCCTTTGGTTATGAGCAGCGAGTTCCCTAGCGGCAGGATTGCTGAATTGTCGATGGTTGGCAGCGCGAATTTTATTTTTTGCCTGTTGCGTATGCCCTTTTCCCTTCGTAGGGTTTTTGGGACCTCGCAAATGAGCCGTCCTGGAACGAAGTGGCGTTGTGCTACGAACAAGATGTCTACGCACAGCCTCTGCGGAGACTCCGCAGGATTCAGCGATCTCTTTGATGGTCGAACCTCTTTGATAGTCAATTTCTATGTTTTCGTAGGATGCTTTTTGCTCAGATTTATTTTTGCAGGAGAGGCTGCAAAAAACGTGTTTGATACCACGTTTTTCAACCAAATGGCGATGGTAGGAAAATCGGCGTTTGAATTGCAGACCGCACTGATCACAGGTTAGTAGGATTGGAGGATGTCGTTTCATGTCGAAATCATATGAGTATGAGACAACGGTGTCAATGTTCAAGTTGATCCATGGTGATTGTATTGAAGTATTATCAACATTTCCGTCGGATTCTATAGATTCGATCATAACAGATCCACCATACGGGCTGTCAGCGCACTCAGCGGAGGCCGTGGCGGCCTGCCTGCGGGCGTGGGTGGACGGCGAGGAGTACGTGCCGCGCGCCAAGGGTGGCTTCATGCAAAAAACGTGGGACGCCTGGGTGCCCGGCCCGGAGGTCTGGCGCGAGGTGATCCGTGTATTGAAACCGGGTGGACACGCCTTGATCTTCGCGGGCACGCGGTCGCTGGACCTCATGGGGATCGCGCTGCGACTGACCGGGTTCGAGCTGCGGGACACCATCGGGAACGCGCATGACAGGGGCGGGGCGCCGCTGCTGGCCTGGACGTTCGGCAGTGGGTTCCCGAAAAGTGCAAATATTTCAAAGATGATCGACCGCGAGTCGGGGGCAGTGCGGGAGGTGGTGGGGAGCAGGCCGGTCGCTTATCCTGATAGTAATTGTTGGGGAACTCCAAACGCGAATATTGGCCCAACTGGGAGTGATAATACATATGGAGATTATCCAGATCGTGCTCCTGGTGGAACGACGCCCATCACCGTCCCAGTAACCGAAGCTGCGAAGAAATGGGACGGCTGGGGCACGGCGCTCAAGCCTGCGTGGGAGCCCATCCTGCTCTGCCGGAAGCCGATCGCGGAGCGCACCGTGGCCGCCAACGTGGTGAAGCACGGCTGCGGGGCACTGAACATCGATGCCTGTCGGGTGCCGACGGCGGCTGCGGACGCGGAGTCGATGGCGCGGTGCAACACGCCGGGGAGCGGGCAGTTCATACCACATCGCAGTGATAATGGTGCTATTGGAACAAGTGGGAGTGCTCCTCCGTTGGACACGGCGCAGGGCCGCTGGCCCGCCAACCTGATCCACGACGGGAGCGATGAGGTGCGGGCTGTGTTTCCTCAGACTGGTTCCGGGTGGTATTCTGGCATGAAGCGAAAGAAGATCGGAGATGGCAACATCTACAACGGAAACGATACGTCCGATGACAAGTGGGAAAATCGGTCAAGATCGACTGGAGATTCCGGCAGCGCGGCTCGGTTCTTCAAGCAGTGCGCGGACGACGATCCGGAGGACGCGTCGAAGCGCCTGATCTACGTGCCGAAGGCGAGCCGGGCGGATCGGGAGGAGGGGTTGGATGGGTTCAAAATGAAGCCAGCCAACAGTGCATACGGTGACGGTCTGAACACCGCTACGAAAGTTCGTACTGAAGAACAGGCAGAGGTTGGGGTGGCGCGTGGTCTTCGCAGCAATAATCACCCGACCGTGAAGGCCACGGCGCTCATGCGCTACCTCGTGCGGTTGGTGACGCCACCCGATGGAACGGTCTGCGATCCGTTTGCGGGCAGCGGATCCACGGGCAAGGCGGCCCTGCTGGAGGGGTTCCGGTTCGTCGGCATAGATCAGGAGGCCGAGTACGTGGAGATCGCGAAGGCGCGGATCGAACATGCGGCGCGGATGGCAGTAGATGCGCAGGAGAAGGAAGTGGCAGCGCAGCAAAGGCAGACGGAGCTGTTCGGATGAGGGCCAAGATCTACTGGTTCTGCACGACGTGCGAGCGGCTGCCAGCAGGCGGCGAGTGCGACCAGCCGATCTGCCACGGGCCCATCGCGGGGGGCTGGTTCCCGGCGTACCGTGGCCCGCTGCGGAAGGCTGGAGATTACGCGCACCAGTGGTGCTTCATGTGCGGTCAGCCCGCGACGGCGGCCGTGCGGGTGGCGGATCACTACATGGGGGTCTGCGCGACGCACATCAACCACCTGCGCACGCGCGTGCGTCGGGAGGGGGGGCAGGTGCGGGACGTCTTCATGCGCGAGCAGAACGGCGTGTGGGGCTGCCTCGACGACGAGTTGCGGCCCCGTTGACATCCACCGTCCGCTAAAGCGGGCGGATTCCTGGTGAAACGTGAGAAGCACGAGACAGAGCAGGTTGGTTCACGGTTCTACGGATGCTGCGCTTGGCGGCCTTGGCCGCTTTGCGTCTAACGCTTCCTCCCCGTGCAGCAACGGAGTGTCCCTCCGCCAGAATGTTCTTCGATGCGTTCTTGTCGCGATCATGTACGGACCCGCACTCGGGGCACGACCATTCGCGGACGGAGAGCGGCAGACGTTCTACGATATGCCCGCAGTCGTGGCACCGTTTGCTGGACGGGAAGAAGCGATCCACCTTGACGAGCGTCTTCCCGTAGCGGTCGCATTTGTACTCCGTCAAGCGCGCAAACTGACCCATTGCGGCGTCACTGAGAGCGCGAGCGAGGCAGTGGTTGCGGACCATGCCGCGCACGTTCAGGTCTTCAATGCAGATCAGATCGAACCGTCGCACGATGTCGGTCGTGATCTTGTGCATGTGGTCGAGTCGAGAGTCGGAGATCTGAGACTGGATACGAGCGACACGGAGACGTTGTTGTTCCCTGCGATGACTTCCTTTCTTGCGCCGCGCGAGCACGCGCTGCTCCTTAGCGAGCTTCTTGAGCTTCGATTGCAGCAGTCGCGGATTGGCGATGTGCTCGCCGTTGGAGAGAGTGGCCAAGCGATTGATGCCAAGATCGATGCCGACGGACTCACCTGTTTTCGGAAGCGGACTAACCGGTTCATCGAGAACCAACGTGACGAAGTACCGTCCGTCACTGCGCTTGGTTATCGTCGCAGTGGTGGGCGAACTCACGAAGGTTCTGGACCAGTGAACATCGAGTCGCCCAAGTTTGGCGACAGTCAGGTTGCGGTTGGTGGCGTCCCACTTGAAGGCGCTCAGCGTGTACTCAGCGGCCTGCGGTCCGTGCTTTTTCTTGAACGACGGATAGGCGGAGCGCTTGTCGAAGAAGTTGCGGAGCGCGGTCTGGAGATGCCGGAGTGCTTGTTGCGTTGGGACGCAGGAAATCTCCTTGAGCCACGCGGTCCGTTGTTGCTTCTTGAGATCGGTGAGTGCAGCCGAGGAGGAATTGTAGTTGATGTTCTGCCCTGCGTCCTGGTAGGCATCGGTGCGAGCGCGGAGAGCCCAATTGTAGACGAATCGGCAGGCCCCAAAGGTGCGCGCCAGTACTCGCTCTTGAGGCGGGGTGGGATAGAATCGAAATCTGTAACGCATCTTCACAATTCAGAGTATGCTCGCGTAATGTCGCGCGAACAAGAGAAAAGAAAGGGGAGCGCCATTCCTCCGTCGGCTAAACCCGACGGTCTCCTGGCGCTAATCCGATGATCGGCATCACGCTCAACCGGCGGGACATGGCCCGCATCGACGGCATGCTGCGGGACGCGGACCGGCGCGTGCAGCGGGGCGAGGAGTTGTTCCTGCTGGAGTTGGCGGCGCTGCTGCGGCGCGAGGTGCAGGGGGCGGACCCCAAGGTGCCCGCCGGGGGGAAGGGGAAGGGGCGGACCTACAAGTACGCGAGCAAGCTCCGCATGGCGACGGTGGAGGGCATGCCGCGGGCCGAGGCGGCCGTGGCGGTCTGGTTGAAGGTGGCGGCGAGCGAGTTGAGGGCGGAGGACGTGATGCGCACGGCGCTCATCGTGCGGCCCAAGGCGGCGGCGCCGGAGTACGTGCGGGTGCTGGCGCAGGCGGGCATCTGGCCCGCGGACCTGCTGCCCTTCCAGGTGCGGGCGGAGCAGGCCACCGTGGTGGCGCGCCACGTGCGGCCCGACGAGGCGCAGGCGCTGCGGCAGGGCATCTGGGCGCGGCGGCGGGAGATCGCGGCGCAACTCACGAAGGCGGGAGCGCCCCCGTTCGAGTTGGGGAAGGGCAACGCGGCGGGCCAGCGCGTCTACGTGGACATCGCGTGGGAGGTGCTGCGCGGAGAGTTCGGCTGGGACGGGGCGCCCGCGCGGGTCGTGTGGCGGACCGCGCTCCAGAAGGTCATGGCGCACGTGCCGGTGGCGCTGCGCAAGGTGGGGGACTACCTGCTGGACGGCAAGGAGACCCGGTTTGACACGACGGAGGCGGACACCGTAGCATGGCGGAAGGTGAAGAGGGGCATGGAGTTCCAGAAGGTGCTCATGCCGTTCGTCAAAAAGAAGGTGTGAGGGACATGGACGTCAACGAACTGACCAAGAGCATGCAGAAGATCGAGAACTACCTTCTCCGCGTGAAGGCGGACATGATGGAGGCGGCGGCCGACTGCGTCGGCGAGGGCTGCGACGGCGAGGACGAGGAGGACGAGGAGTCCGACGAGGGCGCCGCCGAGGACGAGGAAGAGGAAGAGGACGACGCCGAGGCCGAAGAGGACTGATCGTCCGACCGCCCCATGACCATCATCGGCACGGTGCAGCTGCGGGACTTCGACCGGGGCGTGGTCCGGCTGCTCGGCCCCGACGAGGTGACGTACAGTGTGGACGGGGCCGCGCGCAAGGCGTTTGCGGTCGCGGTGCCCGGCGTGGACACTGAGATCGCCATCTACGGCGGCCGCGTGCCCGTGCAGTTCGTGAACCCCGAGGACGTGTACCAGCCTGCCATCGTGCCGTGCTACCGGGTCGCGCGGACCAGTGTGTCGCCCGCGTTCAACCGACAGCCCTGGTACACGCAGGCGGCCATCGCGGCGGCGCCGGGCGCGCGGGAGGTCATCCTGCCCAGCGGGGACCGCGGCTACAGCGGTTACGAGGAGCAGTGGCGGGCCACGCCGTTTGACGTGCAGTACGACCTCACGGTGTTGGGGCGACGGCAGGAGGACGCGCTGCGCATGCTGCTGCACGCGTTGCGCTGCTGCAAGCCGCCCTCGTGGCCCGTGGCCGTGGTTGACAGTATTGGGGACACCCGACAGTATGATGCTGTCGACCTCGGGGTAGACGACGTTTCGGCGGTGGCCGACGTGGCGGACCGGGTCGTAGGGTGGACAATGAGCTTTACCGTGTGGGCCGAGTTCGATCTGGACGACACCGTGACGGGCACGGCCTTCACGGGGGCATCGAGCCTGGACCCGCACGATCCGCTCTACAGCCGCCACGACCTGATCCTGCGGACGCATGTCGGGGTGGACCCGACGGACTGGTAGCGCACGCGCGTGCGCGAGTGAGGGCACGGATGCAGTACTGGAAGAACATCTCGGCGCGGGTGCAACCGGTTCCGGTAGGAAACGGCGACGTGGTCGCGGTGCGGCCGCAGGGCGAGGTGGAGGTTGTGGCGGAGTCGGCGGGGCTGCTGCGGCTGCGGGCGCAGGGCAAGATCGTGCGTACCGGGCGGCCCTTGCACCATGAGAAGGTGGCGCGGGGCAGCGTCGTGCAGGCGCCGGAGCGGCACCCGGTGAGCACGGAGTTCGCGCAGCACGTGGTGGAGCGCGGAGCGACGCAGACCAAGGCGGACATGCTGCGGGAGAACGAGATGCGCAAGGCGCAGCGGGCGGCGGCGGCGGCCGATGCGGCGCCGGTGAATCCGGAGGTGGTGCCGGTGGTACCGGTGGTGCCGGAGGCGGTCCCCGCAGCGGAGGCGCCGGTGGTGGTGCAGGTGGGGGACGCGCCGGTGGTGCCGGATCCCCCGAGCGCGATGGAAGATGGTACGGATGGGCGGCGGTCGAGCAGGCGGCGACAACGGCACGGGACGAGCCGTAACGAGGAGAACTGATCATGAGTGAGCCGACCTATCCGGGCGTGTACCTTCGCGAGACGAGCAGCGGTCCCGGTGCGATCACGGGCGTGAGCACGTCGAACCTGGGCCTCGTGGGCTGGACCTCGCGCGGGCGCATCGACTACCCCGTGCTGTGCACGTCGTTCGCCGACTACGTCGGAAAGTTCGGCGGATTCACGGCCGACGGGCTGGCGCCGACCATGGCGTACGCGTTCTTCGCCAACGGGGGGCAGCGGCTCTACATGGTCCGCGTGGCGCACAGCGACGCGGTGGACGCCTCCTGCTTCTGGTACAAGACGGTGACCGGCGAGGTGCTGGGCCACACGGTGGAGGCGACGGGCCTCTACGTGCTGAGCACGAACAAGGTGCCGATTGTGCCGGGCTCGGTGCGCATGGAGTTCGAGGCGGCGGTCACCAACAATATCTTCGAGGATGACGGCGCGGGCGCCATGACCTTCGTGGTGGCCGGGTCGGGCGGCGGCGGCGGCAGCGGTAGCATCGACTACGAGAGCGGCGAGATCAGCATCCAGCTCACGGTGCCGGGCGACTACATCGGCGGCGGCGGCGGCGCCAACGATCAGACCTGCACGTACGACTACCGGGTCGCGACGTTCACCATGCAGTGGCCGGGTGTGGTGGGCAACCTCTTCCGCGTGCGCATCACCGGGTCGCCCAACTACTACGACCAGGACACGGCGAGCTACAGCGCCTACAAGGTCATGGTCGAGGAGAACGTGGCGGCGGTGGGTGCGACGGCGAGCTGGCAGACCGACGAGACCTTCGACGAGGTGGTGCTCGACGACGCCACGGACGCCAAGTACTTCAAGACCATCATGGGCGACGTCTACAAGGGGTCGCAGATCGTGACGGTCACGGACTACGGCAACGCGCAGGACATCGCGGCGCTCAACGGCGTGGCGGTGACGGCGGAGAACTTCGCAGGCGCGCAGGTGCCCGCGTACGACGGCACGACCAAGGCGTTCGCCTACACCATGGCCAACGCGGTGGCGCCGGGCACGTTGGAGGCCAGCTTCCAGTTCACGGAGTCGCTATACCGCATCGGCACCGGTGACGGCACGGCGGCCCCGGCCTGCAACCAGTTGGGTCACGACATCGAGGTGGGCGGCGGCACGGCGGCCACGGCGAAGGTGGTGGTCAACCTGACGCTGAGCATCGCGGGCGCCATCGCCATCTACGACGACGGTTTGGGCAGCCTGCGCACGGGTCCGTTCCCGGGCGTGGTGCACGGGACCGTGAGCTACACGACGGGGCAGGTCACGCTGGCGACGGCGGGCGGCAACGTGGTGGTGGGTGGATCGGCGATCCGCATTTCCGCGGTCTACAGCGACGCGGTGGTCGTGGTGGACGACGGCAACGGCGGTGTGAGCGTGCAGACCCCGGCGGTGGGCACGGATCCGCCGACGGAGTTCGGGCTCAACAGCAGTGGGACCAACAGCATCGACTACGACACGGGCGTGCTGACGCTCACGTGGAAGATCACGGGGCGCCCGGCGGACGGCCCGGCGGGCCTGAACATCGCGACGGCGGCGGCCAAGACCAGCACGGCGGGGCCGTGGGTGCTGACGCCGGGCTGCGCGTTCGACCTCGACGTGGACGGCGCGGGCGCGCCCACCACGATCACGTTCAACGCCACGCAGGGCTACGTGGACACCACGAACGTGTGGCCGGTGGCGGATTGCGACGGGTTTCTCGTCACGTTCGCAGTGAACGGGATCAACCGCACGGTGACGTTCGCCGGTGTCACGACGACGCAGGCGGCGGTCATGCTCCAGATTAACGCGCAGATCCCTGGCATCGCGAGCTACGATGCGGCGGGAGCGGCGAGGACGATCGCGGATCGGTACGGTAGCGGTTCGAACGTGACGATCGTGGCGAACACGACGGCCATGACGTTCGCGGCTCCGGTCGCGGGCACGGGCGACGCTTCCAACATCGAGGCCGTTACGGCGGCGGAGTACGAGACGCTGGTGGAGGGCCTCGTGGCCGCGGTGGCCGTCACGGACAACGGCGACGGCACGCAGACCACGACATCGCTCACGACGGGCGTGGCGTCCGAGTTGACCTTCTCCAACCCGGTCCCGGCGGGCACGCTGACCGCGCTGGGAATCGTGGCGCCGCTCGACGTGTTTGGGACGGCGGGGTCGCTGGCGGGCAGCGAGTTGGCGGACTACTACACGCAGCCGAGCGACGAGGTCATCTACACCATGACCAGTGGCAGCGACGGCACGGCCACCACGCGGGCGGACGTCACGGCGGCGGCGCTGGAGGCCAACGCGGAGGGCGTGTACGCGCTGTCCAAGGCCGACGAGATCATGCAGGTGGTCATCGCGGACTTCCAGACGGACGATGCGGTGTGCCGCGACGTGATCACGTTCTGCGAGAACATGGGCGACAAGTTCGGCCTGTTCACGGTGCCGGAGGGCCTCGACGAGCAGGAGGCGGTCAACTGGCGCAAGTTCACGCTGGCGCAGTACAGCAACAAGGTGGCGGCGCCGTACTACCCGCACGTCGCGATCACGGATCCGGTGAGCGAGGCCACGCTGAACATCCCGATCGGCGGCCACGTGGCGGGTATCTACGCGCGCACCGACAACAACAAGAACGTGGGCAAGAACCCGGCGGGCGTCGAGGACGGCGCGCTGCGGTGGCTGGAGGGGCTGGAGGTCGACCTGACGCGGGCGCAGGTGGGCTACTGCGACCAGAACATGGTCAACTGCCTCGTGAGCTGGACGCAGACCGGCATGTGCGTCTGGGGCTGCAACACGCTGGAGGTGCCGGGCGGCCAGTTCGTGTACGTGTCGCAGAGGCGGCTCTTCCAGTACGTGGAGAAGTCGATCTTCAACGCGACGCACATCCACGTGTTCCAGAACAACGGTCCCGCGCTGTGGGCGGCCATCCGGCTCCAGGTCACCAGCTTCCTCATGGGGCTGTTCAACGCGGGCTACCTCGCGGGAACGACGCCGGACGAAGCGTTCTTCGTGGTCTGCGACGAGACCAACAACGACGCGGACACCGCGCTGGTCTACTGCGACGTCGGGCTGGCCGTGTCCAAACCGGCGAAGTTCCTCATCTTCAGCTTCTCACAGCTGACGATTGGGTAGCGAAGGGGCAGCGAGGTAGGTCATGGAGATCACGGTCTTCTCGGCGATACAGGAGCAGCACTTTCTGGTGGGGTCGCCCCTCGCCGGGGTGGCGCCAAACGGAACGGACTCAGAGGAGACGTGGGCGCGCGGGCGGATCCGGAAGTGGGCGGGTTGCACGGTGGGCGGGCTGTTCTCGTTCTACGTGGCTTCCACGTGGCACGCGTCGCACTCGGCCAACCTGCGACAGATCGCGTGGAACCTGGACGGAATGGCGAACATCCAGTTCTCGTGGCGGGGTCCGGACGGGAT